TGCAACGAGGTAAAAATATGAATTTTTATATGAATAAAGATAAATCAATCATGTGCCCGAACTGTCATAAGTTTTTAACTAAAGCAGACAGCAAAGACCCACGAACGCATAAACTGTCCTGTAAGCACTGTCGCAAGTGGATTTGGTATGTACCTAACAATGATGACGATTTTCAGATTAAGGAAATACCGGACAGAAGAAGTTCGAACGGCATGAGATTTTATTAGAGGTGTAGGCAATGCAGGCAGGAAGAATTGTCATATATACAGGCGCAAAAGAAATAACGTCTGACAATATAATACCAATTTTGCGTGAAGCAATTTTGGAACATGATATCAATTCTAATAGAATACAGTTTCTTCTTGATTATGACGCAGGAATACAGCCAATAGTTAGGAAGAATCCAAAGACTTACAGACCAGACATTGACTGTAAGTGTTGTGATAATGTGGCTAATGAAGTCACGGAGTTTAATTTAGGTTTTAAGTGGGGAAATCCTATAACGTTAGTTCAAAATGGCGACAATGAGGATTCTAACCTTACAAAAGCTATAGCGGAATTAAACAGTTGCTACGAATCACAGAACGCAAGACAGAAGCAGCAGAAACTTGCAAGATATGTTGAAATCGGTGGTGTTGGATATGTCCTTATTGATATAAATACAGAATACGAGGATGGGGAAAGCTATTTCACATATAATGTATTAGACCCAAGGACAACATTTGTTGTAAGATCAACCGCCTACAGCGACAAGAGAGTTGTTCTTGCCGGGACATATATAAAAGATAAGCACAGTGGCACCAGGTATTACACTTGTTTTACCAAAGATACGAGATATGAAATTACCGACGGAATAAAAATCACTAACGGAAAAAATAAAGGGAAAACAAAATGGGGGTTTTTGGAGAGAAGCGGAGAAGAAAACCCGCTGCATAAAATTCCTATCATTGAATACACAAGGTCATTTGATAGAATGGGCTGTTTTGAACGGCAAATATCTGAAATGGATAACTTAAACCTACTCATTTCAGATTTTACAAATGATGTCGAACAGAATACACAGGCGGTATGGCATACAAATGATGTTGATTTCCCAGTTGAACAGGAAACAACAGTTGATAAAGATGGAACGCAACGCATTACTGAAAAAGCAAGAAAACCAAAATCTGGAGAATGGATGCAGACCTACACATCAGCAGATGGCAAAACTCCAATAGTTGAGCCACTTGCAATTAATTATGATTACACAGGTATGCTTAATAATATCCAATCAAGGCGACAGATAATCTTGCAGAAATGCAATGTGCCACAACGAAATGATAACAGTGGCGGTAGTACAGGAGTTGCAATGTCAGACGCAACAGGTTGGTCACAGGCTGAAACAGCGGCGGCAAAACAACAATTAATTACTGATGGCTGCAAAATGGAAGAAATAAAAGTTGTTCTTGCGGCTATTAAGTTGTCAAACAATGTTAACAGCAGTAACCCATTACTTAAATTAAGGGCAATGGATGTAAAACCTAACATTAAGCGACAAAAAACTTATGAAATGTCAACCAAGGTTAATGCCATGGCAACATTGATAAGACACGGATTTAGCCTTAAAGATACAGTTGATGCAATTCCATTCTTTGATGACCCTAACGATGTTGTAGCGAGAAGCGGAGAGATGGTTAAGGCATATCAAGACAGTATAATCAACAAAGGCACACAGAACCAAGCGGAGGGTGGAGATGGAGAACAGCCACCTAATAAAGACCGCACAATGCAAGACTTATCAGACCAGACAGAAAATAGTCCGGTTATAGATAAGAGCAGAACAGATAAATAATTGATATTGAGCCACAAGGTAGAAAATGCCTTGTGGCTTTTTATATGCCCTAGAGAAAGGGCAATACAAATATCGCAAGAAGTTGAGAGAACAACAAAAAACGCAGAAAGCAGAGGTAAAGAAATTATGGCAGATGTAATTAACACAACAACAGAACCAACAACCAACAATGAACCACAGAACGAAGAGCATACACCTAGCGTAGAAGAACTTATGGCACAGCTCGCTAGTGAAAGAGCTGAAAAAGAGAAGTATAAGAACGCTTCCGATAAAGCCAGTTCAGAAGCAGCTAAGTACAAGAAAGAACTTCGCTCGAAGCAGACAGCAGAAGAACAGGAAGCGGAAGCAAAAGCGGAAGCTGAAAAATTGCAGGCTGAAAAGTTCGAGAACATGAGCAAAGAACTTAATCATATGAAAGCTGTCAATGCTTATCAGAAAGTTATAGGTGATGGAAAGGATATTGATTCTTTGATTGAGGCTGTTACAGATGCAGACCATAGCCTTATAGCAACTGTAATTGCTAATGAAGTGCAAAGACAGGTTAAAGAAGCAAAGGCAGAGTGGCTTAAATCAAGACCGGCTATTAATGCAGGCGGTGGAGAAGAAAGCACGATAACACAGGAACAGTTTAACAAGATGAATTACCACGAAAGAGTGGAGTTCAAAAATAAGAATCCAGAACTTTATAAAAAGTTCACAGAGTAGAAAACGGAGGTAAAGAAACTATGCCACAGACTAAGTTAGAAAATTTAGTAGACCCACAAGTAATGGCTGATATGGTATCAGCTAAGTTACCAAAGAAAATTAAGTTTTCGCCTATTGCAAGAGTTGATACAACACTTGTAGGCAGACCGGGAAGCACAATCGTTGTGCCAAAGTATGCTTATATTGGTGACGCAGAAGATGTAGCAGAAGGTGTTGCTATGGGTACAACAGTACTTACAACATCTACAACAGAAGCAAAGGTTAAGAAAGCAGGTAAGGCTGTAGAGCTTACAGATGAATCAGTATTATCTGGTTATGGCGACCCACTTGGTACAGCTATCAATCAGATTGCTATGTCAATCGCTGCAAAAGTTGATAATGACAGCTATGACGCACTTTGCACAGCACCTATTGATTACGATGGAACAGCAGCACCTATCAGCTATTCAGCAGTTGTAGCGGCTAATAGCAAATTTGATGATGAATCTGATTCATCACTTACAAAGATATTATTCATTAACCCAGCACAGGAAGCAACATTACTTAATGACGATGATTTCAAGAGCAATGACAAGTACCCACTTAATGTAATTATGAATGGAACTATCGGTTCTATTGCAGGAGCGCAGGTTGTTAAGTCTAAAAAAGTTAAGCTGGTTAAGTATGAGCTTGATGATTCAACAGGAACAATCAATGTTGTAGCTGATACAACAAGTGAGGATGCAACGAATGTTCACCTTGACACAGCACTTGCACATACGCTTAAGCCAAAGGGCAAAGAAATTAAGGTAGGTAGCAAGTTAAAGTCTGTTACAACAGAGTTCTACGCTTGCCCTATTGTTATCGTGTCAGCAGATGACCCTAACGAGGACGCAGGTGCAGATGGCGCATCAGAGGAAGAGAATGCACTTACAATCTATATGAAGAGAAGCGTTGAGATTGAATCAGACAGAGATATTCTTGCAAAGACAACTGTTATCTCTGGTGATGAACACTATACAGCAGTCTTAAGCAATGATTCAAAGGTTGTTCTTGCTAAGTTTGGAAAGTAAGAGGTGTTTATATGTTATTAAGACGACATAAAATCAACGCCGCAAAGCAGAGCGAAGAAGTAACAGCAGATAATGTAAGACAAGAAGCTGTTTATGGAGATGAGCTTAAGTATGAGGAAGAGCAGGACAAGTTCCCTGCTCAACCTACAAGCGACTACACAAAGACAGATATTAAGCGTATGTCAACAGCGGACTTGCAGACACTTGCCTTAGAACAAGGTATTGAGAACGCAATGGAGCTTACAGGAGCAGAACTTAAAGAACTGTTAATTGAGAAATTAGGGTTATAGGAGCTGAAATTATGGAATACACCACATTAGAGCAAGTTAAAATCAGACTTAAACAATTTCATATTGATACAGTCACAAATGATGATGAAACAACATCTGATGTGGTAGTGTTCGATAACAAAGAAGATAATCCGGTAATCGAACAGCTTATTAAACAGGCTGCAGAAGATGTAAAGGCAAAGAGAAATTATCCAGACAGCTACACAGATGAAATGATAGCTGAAGACTTAAAGAAACACCAAAGTGTCATTGTCAATCTGGCTGTCTATGACCATTCACAGTCTGGTGAAGAATTTATGGAAAGTTTTAGCGAGAATGGTGTGAGCAGAGCTTGGAGAGACAGAGAAAAGCTATTTGTCGGGGTATTTCCATTTGCTAAAGTTTTATAAAGAAGATTGAGCGTGACCATTATGGTTGCAGGCGGCGCACATTAAGCGGTGGTGGGCAGTGCGTCAAAAGGAGATTCAAATGAAAAGTATTTTGATTCAAACTTATCTTGTAGTGCTTCCGATAGTGCTTGGATATATAGTTTGGCTTCTTAAACAGCAAAAGAAAAGCAGGGATGCGAACAGTAAAGGAACAATGCTCCTTTTGCGCGTCCAACTTATTGAATACCATGCAAAGTACACCGGAATCGGAGAAATACCATCATATGCCTATCAAAACTTCTGTGAGATGTATGATGCGTACCATGCGCTAGGTGGAAATGGAATGGTTACGAAAATGAAACATGAGATTGAAGAGATTCATATAGGGAAAGGAGATAAGAGCCATGAGGAATTGGAAGGATTGGACTAAGAAAGCCGGAATCCGAGCAATCAAGACTGTTGCACAGGCGGCGGTTGCCGGAATTGGAACGGCGGCATTTATGGGCGCGGTGGATTGGAAATATGTTCTTTCTGCATCAGTCCTTGCCGGAGTGTTATCACTTCTGACAAGTGTTGCCGGAATCCCGGAGGAAAACACCAATGCTTGACATTAACAAGCAGGAAATGAAGTATTCTCAATCCGGTCAGAGGGTATTCATCCCACAAACTGACGAAAATGGAGATATTGTCTATGAAGGGTACAAGGATTCCGATGGAAACTTTGTACCTTATTTAGATTCCGAAGGCAACAAGATTCCAAAAGGCGAGGAAGTTGAAGGGTTTTCAGAACCTACGACATTCCAAGCCAATATCAGCAATAAGCTGTCGGAAGCCCTTGTGAAAGAATTTGGAATTGATGATAGTACATCATACTGTCAGCTTGTCACGGATAAAGGATATTTGCCACTGAAAGCCGGTGATGTGGTGTGGAAACGTTCGGAAGTCAAGCACACTGATGATGGACTTGTGGATTCAGAAACCGCAGATTACATCGTAAAAGGTGTTGCTGATGAAGGATTGACCACGGATTTGTTCCTTCTTCGGAAGAATATTAAGTAGGTGATTGCATGAAAAAGAAACCTATTTCAATGACACTATCCACTAAGTCCATACAAGACACTATAAAGAAATTAGAGCAGTACCGCGATAGTTTACAGGCTAAATGCGATTTACTTGTTTCTAGGCTTGCACAGGAAGGTCAGACGGTGGCAATAAAACAAATATCGAAATCTCCAATCGGAAACACGATAACGGTAAGGGTAGATAAAGCACCACAGTTAATGACCTCAAACGCGATTCTGATTGCAACCGGAAAAACGGTAACGGCAGAAGATAGAGAACCGTTCTATACTTTGTTGGCGGTAGAGTTTGGAGCCGGTATTTTTTACAACTCCAAAGAGAACCCGAAAGCACCAGAACTTGGATTCGGTGTCGGCACGTATCCGGGGCAAATACACGCTTTTGAAGATGGTTGGTACTATTGGGACGATAAGACCGAAACATGGCGTTATACCCACGGTATCAAAGCCACAATGCCTATGTACAATGCGGAACAACAGATTATTCAACAGTATGTAAAGATTGCAAGGGAGGTATTCGGTGGAAAATGATTTAAATGGGTGGGCGATTTATTTTGAAGATACCGTTTACCGATTGCTGAAAGTTTACATGGAAAGCAAAGAAAGCGGAATCAAGGTAACACAGGACGAGGAATCAAACGGAACGCCTGTTTTTCCAACACTTCTTATACAACAGATTGGATTCACAGAAGCTGGGAGAGATACGGAGTCCTATTTTATTAACGCAATTCGCCCGACATTTCAAATTACAATAACGAATAAAGGGAAAAGAGAAAAGATTAAGGACATTGCAGAGTGTGCAGTGTCCTTTTTTAAATCAAAAAATTTTGATGTGTCAAATGCTGTGTTCACGATTTCCAAACAAGTGCGCACGGCAACTTTTCGCGTATCGCGAATTATTGGAGCGTATGAAAATTTAGCATAGCCGCAAGGCAGAAAGGAAGCAGAAAATCATGGCATCAACAAGTTATAAGTCGCGTGTGATTATTAAAGAGCACACAGCGGAACAAGCCGACTTTGCAGGGACTTACAACCTTTTACTTGCTGCAAAGTCTATTCCATCTCCGGCATCTCCACCAAACACGGTTGAGTCAACCACGATGGAAGACCCACAGCAGACATTTGAGAAAGGTATTAAGACAGCGGATTCCCGGGAAATCACCGGAAACCTTGCAAAAGAATATCTGGAAAACATCGAAAAGCTGGGAGATAAAAAGGTTGACATTATCCACCTGTACGGTACAGATGGAATCGGTGGCGTGGCAAAATACGCATACACCGGAACTGTTACCGCGACACCGAATGATGTAGGCGGTGTAGATGAAATCCTTGAAATGACCGCAACTGTTATTCCGAGCACGGCATCAGAGCTTGTTACGGATAAGCTGAAAGTCGTTGATAACAACGATGGAACATTCACTGTAACAGTGGTGGGGTAAAAAGCCTATCGGACGAGCAATCGACCGCACCGGTAGGCGAGGATGATCGGTCGATAGCAGAACTTGAAGCAATAAGATAAGCAACAATGGGGCGGTGGCAACACTGCCCCTTGCCAATATAGGGCAGAAAGGCAAGGTAAAACATGAAAGTTAAATTAGGTGGAAAAGAATATACAATTCAGTTTGCAACAAGACCATCGTTAAAATCACATATCTTACAGGATATTATGAAGACACAGGACATGGAAGATATTTCTTCTATGGAAGATATTCTTCTTGAAACACTTCCTAAGACGCTTCTTGTGGGATTGCAGATGCATCACAATGAAGAATTTGGATATGATTACAAAACAAACGATGGTTACGATGAGAAGCTTGAGAAGGTGTCCGACATTCTCTATGATGCGATTGACACAAACGAGATTAACTGCATGGATTTATTCGCTGATATGCAGGAGGAAATGATGACAAACGGTTTTTTAGCGCAGATGATGGAGTCGTTGGAGAGAGCGCAGGAGCAGGAGAAAGAGAAGAAAAAGACCCCATCCAAAGCGAAAGTCAAGAATTAACATGGGAATATTACGTTGCGGAAATCCGTCCGTTTTACCTTATGGTAACGAAAGGCTACGGATTTTCCATTGATGATATAGATATGATGAATCCAGAGTTGCTTAAGCCTTATGTGGATGCATATAAGGCAGAATGGAAGCAACGCGACATGGAAATGTATATGTGGTTCGGAAGATATGCAACGTCAGCACTTGTGACCGCAATAGACGCGACATTCGGCAAGGGTAATAGTAAGTACGTGAAAGAAACTTGCTATGATTCCATCGAAAAGCAGAATACGGACGATCCCGATGCTGAGATACGAGAAATGCTTAAGGCGGAAGAAGCATGGGCGGCTGAATCAAGGAAATCACATTTACCAAAGCCAAAGATAGTTTAAGAAAAGAGGTATTACCATGGCAGTAATTATCGGAAGTGCGCGACACGATGAACACGGAAACTGCTATTCTGGCGGAAAAGCCGGAGACCAGACCGGACAGGAAGTGTCTACGCAGAAGTTTTATAACCATTCTAAGGGATGGTACGTGCTAAGGGCGAAGGACGATAGGGTTGCGGAGAAGTTAGCTGAAGCTATGCAGATTGCATCTGACAATAAAAATATCGGCTATGACCAATCGGAACGCTACGGAGTCATTAAGCATGGCATTAACACAAAAGTCAAGACAGAGTGTGATTGTTCTTCTCTTGTACGTGCCTGTATTATCTATGCATCCGGTAAGGATGTGGGGGATTTTAATACATCCAATGAACGACCGGTAATTCTGAAATCCGGTTTGTTTGATGATATGGGTTCTTATCATGCCGGGTTTGTTCTTCACAACGGAGATATTCTTGTGACACGCATAAAAGGGCACACAGTTATTGTTGTAAAAGGCGCAAAGAAATGCAAAACCAAGTATTATCCGAAGTATACCGGAAATTCCGGTTCAATCGTTGAAGCATTAAAAGCGGTTGGGGAAGATGATGTGTCGAAAGAACATCGTGCGGAAATCGCAAAAAAGAACGGATTTTCCAATTTTAAGTTTACATCAGAGGAAAATTCGAAAATGCTTTCTCTTCTAAAAAAGGGAAAACTGAAAAAGTAATTCAAGGGCGGTAGGGGTCAAATCCTGCCGCCTTTTTAACCGGCTATCAATGTGGAAGATAGCCGCTAACCTAAAAAAGTTATAGGAAGTTGGTGGATAAATGGAATTAGAGTCTCTTGAAATAAAAATCCAAGCGCAGGCGCAACAGGCAAGCGGTCAGATAGATGCGCTTGTGACAAGGCTTGGGAGATTATCTTCCGCGCTTTCTGGACTTAGTACCGGAAATCTGAATAGTCTTTCCACAGGGGTAAACCGACTTGCAGGGGCAATGACGGCAATGCGTGGAATTGATACACGGACTTTTTCTGCGGTTGCAAGAAATGTAAGCAAATTAGGCTCTATCAACAGCAGGCAGATTAATGCCGCAGCTGGTTCTATGCGTCAGATTTCCAGTGCATTAAAAGGGATTTCTGGAATGTCAGCATCTGTTAAGGGTCTGACCGACCTTGCATCTGCAATCAAACAGCTTGGTTACCAGAGTTCCACCAAGGCAATTGAAAATATACCGAAACTTGCCACGGCAATGCGACAGCTTATGTCTGAACTGTCGAAAGCCCCTAGCGTGAGCCGGAATATTATTGACATGACAAATGCATTGGCAAAATTATCGCGTACCGGTGGAGCGGCAGGGACAGCGGCAAAAAGCATCACAAGCTCATTTAGCGGATTTAGTTCCAGTGCTTCTGCGGTTACCAAGAAGTCGTTCTCCCTTGCGTCTGCAATCGGAAAAGTGTATGCAACGTATTGGGCTTTATTTCGCGGATTTAGGCTACTTGGAGACGCCATTGACATATCATCCTCACTGACAGAGGTTGAGAACGTTGTAAGGCAGACATTCGGGCAGTATGAAAGCCTAATTAACAATTTCGCAAAAACATCAATTGAAAAATTTGGTATGTCTGAATTGTCCGCGAAACAGTTTGCAAGCCGTTTCCAGGCCATGGGAACTGCCCTTGATATTCCGCAAGGGCAGATGGCAAAAATGTCTATCCGGTTGACAGAATTAGCCGGAGATATGGCTTCATTCTATGATGTGAGCCAAGAAGATACTGCCAAGAGTCTGCAATCTGTATTTTCCGGTACTACGGCACCTATGCGGCGTTATGGTATCGACTTGACACAGGCAACATTAAAGGAATGGGCGTTAAAGCAAGGACTTGATGCGAACATTTCTTCAATGACGCAGGCTGAAAAAGCCATGTTGCGTTATCAGTATGTGCTTGCGCATACAACCAATATCACCGGAGATTTCGCACGTACAGCCGATACATGGCATAACCAGATAACCATGCTTAAAGAGAACTTCAAAGCACTTGGAGCGGTTGTTGGTGGTGGTTTAATCAATGCATTCAAGCCATTTATCAAGGTGCTTAATTCAGTTCTGCAAAAGGTTATTTCCTTCGCAGAGATGGTAACAAATGCTTTAGGTTCTATCTTCGGATGGAAGTATGAAGCAAGCAAAGGGGCAGGAATCAGCGGTCTTGCTGATGATATTGGAAGCGCATCTAATGGCATGGACGATTTAAGTGATGCCGCAGGAAGCGCAGGGAAAAACACAGGCGGTATCGCAAAGAATGCCAAGAAAGCAAAAAAGGAAATCCAGCAGGCAACTCGTGCATTTGATGAATTAAAGGTTATTTCAAAACAAAGTAAAGATAATACTTCCGGTTCCGGGAATAAAGGTTCTGGTTCTGGATCTGGTTCAGGTGCTGGTGGCGGCACCGGTGCTGATGGTGGATTAGTTCAGACGGACACCATCTTTAAGAAATTCAAAAGCAAAATCAAAGACCTTGAACAGTTGGGAGAGTCTATTTCCGGTGCGTTAATTAACGCAATGAAAAAAATTAAATGGGAAAAAGTGTATGCAAAAGCTGAAGGCTTTGGAAGGGGATTAGCCAAATTCCTTAACGGACTATTTAAAGGGCAAAAAGGAACAACGCTTTTCGGAGAAACCGGAAAACTGATCGCAAATTCATTAAACACGGTGCTTCATGGATTGGATTCGTTTGGAACGACATTTAATTGGAAGCAATTTGGAAATTCAATCGCAGACGGAATAAACAAGTTTTTCCAAAACTTTGACTTTGCATTATTGGCTAAAACGCTTAATGCATGGGCGCAAGGGGCATTTGATGCGGTCACTACGGCATTAAGTAAAATTTCTTGGAAGGATGTTTGGAAAGGTGTCAAGGAGTTTTTAAGCAACCTAGACGTAAAGACGGTTGCGATTATCATCGGTGCGCTGACAATCAAAAAAATTCTTGGATTGCATCTTGCAAAAACCGCACTTGGAATCATAGGGACTTCCATTTCAAAAGCAATTGCTGGTTCACTTGCATCAAGGCTTGGCGTTGAAATTGCGGCAAATGAGGGAATCTCGGCAGTATTGTCTACCGCTTTGTCAAAAAAAATAGGTGGGGCGTTTGCTACACTTGGAACAACTGTTTCAGCTGGTGTCAAAGCTTTATTCGGTAGCGGTGCGGCAGAGAGCGCACTTTCTTTTATCAGTCCGGTAGCAAAAGCTATAACCGGGATTGGCTCTGTTGCAATTGGCGCGTTTACTGCAATATCAAACTTTGTGACCATGCTAAAGAACGGATTCAGTTGGCTTAATGAAGCACTTATGCTTGTCGGAGTTACGATTACGGCAGTCGGGGCGGTTATTTTAGGGGTAGCGGCAGCACCGGCAGCGATTACCGCAGGAATAGTAGCCGCTGTTGCAACGGCAACTGTAGTAGTCAAGGATCATTGGAAAGAAATAAAAGAAATTTTCTCAAAAGCAGGAGATTGGTTTAATACTAATGTGATTAAGCCAATAAGCGGATTTTTTAAGGGATTATGGGAATCCGTTTCCGGTTTTTTCTCTTCTTTATGGAAAGATATATCCGGTGTATGGAAAACAGTTTCTGGATGGTTCAATACTAATGTTATAACTCCTATTGTTTCATTTTTCCAAGGATTTTCGAAAAGAGTCGGTCAAATCTTTCAAGGATTGTGGATTATTGTCAAGGCTGTATGGATTGTTGTTTCTGATTGGTTTAAATCAAAGGTAATAGAGCCAATAAAGAAGAATTTTGAATTATTGAAATCGGCAGTATCAACCGCATTTAAGGTTCTATGGACAACTGTGAAATCGGTATGGGCTGTGGTTTCCGGTTGGTTTAAGGAGCATGTTACAACACCTATTAAGAATGCTTTTAGTTCAGCAAAAGAATCTATTCAGAAAGCATTTAGCGCGGCAAAAACAGCGGTAACCGGGGCGTGGAACAGTGTTTCTAGTTGGTTTAAAGAACATGTAACCACCCCGATAAAAAATGCTTTCTCGAAGATGAAAGAAAGTGTAGCTGAAATATTCAGCAAATTATGGAATAGCGTGAAAAGTGGCGTTGCCGGGGCAATGAACACCGTAATTTCAAGAATTGAAACAGCAATAAATTCATTGATCGGTGGAGTGAATACCGTTTTGAGAGGGTTCAACAGTGTTGTTTCTGCGGCGGCTAAAGTAGCAAAGGTAAAGTGGAGCGGAGTCGATCTTGTGCCGAAAGTGAGCCTACCTAAAGTAAAGGCTTATGCAACGGGCGGTTTTATGGATAAATATAGCATAGCAACAGTTGGAGAAAATGGACTTCCGGAAATTATGGGAACAGTCGGAGGTAAGCCAGCGGTCGCAGGAAGCCAAGAAATTACTGGAATCAAAGATGCTATCAATTCAACATCTGCGCAAGAGGTTTCCTTATTACGACAGCAAAATCAGTTATTACAAGCTATTTTACAGAAAAATTTCGGAATTACTACAAACGACATAGGAAAAGCCGCAAGGGATTATGGGAGAGAACATTACAATCGAACCGGAGACAATGTCTATGTTTTTTAGTGACTTCTATAATCGAACGTGATATAATTCTAAATAAATCATATCACAAGAAAGGAGTCATTATGAGAAACACAAAAAAAATATTAGTAGCGATGGGGTTGGCATTTGCCGTTTTGACTTCGGCTATGCCAATCCAAAATGCAGATGGGAAACAGATTGTTGCACAGGCGGCAACTATCAAATTAAACAAGAAAGCCATTTCGCTTGATGTTGGGAAAACACAGAAATTGAAAGTTACCGGAACAAAAGCAAGAGTTAAATGGAGTTCAACCGAACCAAGCATTGCAAAGGTAGATAAAAGCGGCATTGTTACGGCAGTATCATCCGGAACGGCAACGGTCAAGGCTAAAGCCGGAAAGAAAGTGATGTCTTGCAAAGTAACCGTGAAAGAGAAAATCAACAGACTTGCATACGAAGATTCGAGCATTAGAGTTTACTTTACAGGGCTAAAGAAGGGAACATATCCGGACGAACTTATAGCTTGCTTGACAATCGAAAATATTACAGACAATAATATTACGGTTAATTCTGACGCATCATCAGTAAATGATGTTATGGCGGAAGGAACGTTATATCAAGATTTATCTCCACATAAAAAAGCCTATGTAACGTGGTGGACAATGGATGATAACATTGTGAGCTTGCCAATAAAGAATATTGACAACATACAACTATCCCTAGTTGTCTGGAATGAGGACTCGGAAGATTCCGACTACTACGTGACAGATTCTTTTGGGTTACTGAAATGAGTTAAAGGATTTTTGGGAGGAATTTGATCATGAAACAAAGTGGATGGGGAATTGCATCTTTAGTGTGCGGAATAGCAGGCATTTTGTTAGCGTGTGTTGCGATAGGTGTAGTTCCTGCAATAATCGGTCTTGTATGCGCAATTATTGCACTTACGCAAAAATGGAAAGGGCATGGAACTGCAATTGCGGGTCTGGCTTGTTCAATAGTTGCGATAATTATTTTAATTCCAAAATCGGATTGACACAAAATCGAAAATAGTCTATCCTTATTACTAAGGAAACAACCTTATCCGTGAAGATGCGGATTACTTACTTGAACGCCATACTGTACGAAAGAGGAAACCAATGTGATTTCACAAGTGGCTTCCTCTTTTTTATTCAGATAAAAATGTATGGAGGTAGACACGAATGAAAAAATCACAACTTATGCTTAAGATTCAAAACAGCATTGAGGTATTTGAGAATCCAATATTCGGACAGATCAGAATGGTCATGGTCGATGATGAACCATGGTTTGTTGGAAAGGATATATGCGAAGTATTTGGAGATACGAATTACAGAAGAAGCCTTTCAAATATTGATGATTCTGATAAGGGTGTGTCACAAATTGATACTCCCGGTGGAAAACAAAGAATGACGGTTGTTAATGAAAGCGGTTTGTATTCCTTGCTCTTTCAGATGCAACCACAGAAAGCAAAGGGTGTGTCACAAAACGACTCCCTTATAAACGAAAGAAAAGAAAAACTTCATAAGTTCAAACGTTGGGTAACATCCGAGGTTCTCCCTACAATCCGTAAAACAGGTGGGTATGTCAATAATGATGAATTATTTATTTCTACTTACCTACCATATGCAGATGAAAACACTAAACTGATATTTTCACAGACATTAAAAACTGTTAGAGAGCAGAACGAAACCATTAAAAGACAGCAGAAAGAAATCATCCATAAGGAAGATGTTATTATCGGACTCGTTGATGATATTGACTTGGCAACCAAGAGACAGCGGATAACACAGATTGTCCGTTTTGGTGCCGATGGAAAGTATCAAGAACGCTATTCGTTGCTTTATGGAGAATTTGAAAGGAAATATCACTGCAACCTTAAATCAAGGATGGAAGGGTGCGCACTCAAACCGAAAGTAAGAAACAAGATGGATTATATCGACAGGGAAATGGGAATGATTCCGCAGTTGTACGAAATCGCTTGCAAACTTTTTGAAAACGATGTAGAAAAGCTGAAATCTGAATGGGAATCAGTAGTAGCTTAAAATTTAATCAAATGGATAGCATCTACCAAAAGGTAGGTGCTATTTTTATACCCATTTTTAGGAGGTAAACGATGGGATATGGCGGATATTTAGTAAAGTTTGGCAATTATACCATACCAAACAATTTAATAAAGCAGGACACGTTTAGTTCCTATGTAAACATGCAGGATAAAGACCCTTGGACGGATGAAAACGGATATGAGCATCGTGATGCCGTGGAACTGAAAGCCTTAAAGGTCGAGTTTGAAACTAAAGCCATGCTGACCGAAAAGCAGTTTGATGATTTTTGGAAGAACATCGAAAAGAACTATACCAAGGCAAAGGAGCGCGGTGGCTATATCACGGCATATGTGCCGGAGAAACGCGGATATGTGACACAGTACGGATATATCGCTGACATTCAGCCTACGTTCTATTCTGTGGCACATGGGAAGATAAAATATGACCCAATCAAGTTTTCATTTATAGGCGGTGTGTATGATAAATAGTAGTTTGAAAGAAAAGTATTGGGATTCCGCGACAGATAAGCAGATGGTCATATCTGTTGTTGGAACGAATCAGAAGATAGACAATTCGATGCTTGAAATCGGTACGTTTGCACTTGAAGAAAGCCTTTGTTCGGAATCTGAATTAAAGTTTGGAGCGTGCGAAGCGAATTGCGTAAAATTCACAGCGCGGAACACCGCAGGAAACATTATTGGAAAGACAATCTCTATCGAAGAAACAATCGACGGAGATAGCGAAAATCCGATGCCATACGGAGTTTTTAAGGTTGCATCCGATGTTCCTACGGCCGACCGAACGAAACGGCAGATTACGGCATATGACGCTATGTACGACATTATCAATACGGATGTAAAGTCTTGGTATGCAGGACTTAGCTTTCCAATGACACTTAGGCAGTTCCGCGATAGCTTTTTTGCGCATCTTGGAATTGCGCAAGTCGAAACGAGCCTTGTCAATGATTCCATGACGGTCAATAAGACGATTGTAGCCACACAGACGGACGATTCAAGCGCAGTCACAGAAGAGTCCGCTATCAGCGGAAAAACGGTTGTGACGGCAATCTGTGAGATTAACGGATGCTTTGGTAATATCAACCGGAATGGCAAGTTTGAGTATGTCTTTCTGAAAGCAATCGCAAGCGCACTTTATCCGGCAGAAGATTTATTTCCGTCTGACAATTTATTTCCGTCTGATGCAAACACAGAGTCCATGACCGGACACTATATCACGTTTGATTATGAGGATTTCCAAAGCAAGGCAATCACACAGCTTGAAATCAAGACAAGTGAAGATAATGCCGGTGCTATTGTTGGAACTGCCGGAAACAACTATTCGATTACAGGAAACTTTCTTGTATCAGACAAGACCGGAGCAGAGTTGGAACGGATTGCAAATAACCTATTGCCGATTATGGCACAGGCGGCATACACACCGATTAAAAGTTGCACCTGTGTCGGAAATCCATGTCTGACACTTGGGGAACCAATCCGATTCAATACCACGAGAGAGATTGTTGAAACGTACATTCTGCAAAGAACCTTAACCGGAGTACAAAGCAAGAGAGATTCAATCTCGGCACAGGGCACGCAGACACACTCTGCAAAGGTTAATTCTATCAGAGATACGCTTGAAAGCGTGGAAAGACGTACCGGAAAGTTAGAGAGGAACGCAGACCATCTTCAATCCACATATGAGGATTTAGAAGAACAGACAAACTCTAAGTTTGAGCAGACCGCAAAGAGCATTTCCGCAGAAGTCAATCGTGCACAAAAAGCAGAGGGACAATTAGACGCATCATTGGAATTGAAACTTGGAAGAGATGAAAACGACCAAGTCGTTTCGATGATTAATGCAAGTGCCGACCAGATTACGCTTAGCGGAAACAGACTCATAGTCAACAGCAATAACTTCCAGCTTGATGGCGATGGCCGAGTGTCAATTATTGATTCTCTGAATTTTATTACAACGTCTCTTGGCGATAACATTGTATTTATTGGACTCGATGCAAGAGGAAGGCCAATGCTGCAAAACATACTCATTGACCTAGACACTGTAACGGATTCAAACTCGGAATCCTTGGCGACCGAAAGTTATGTTGACAATTCGCTGATTGGCTACGCAACCAAAAGCGAATTGCCAAGTGGGTATTTTACAGATGTAGACTATACACTTAATGATAGCTCTACAACCAAGTATTCGCCAAGACACTTTAATAAAATGTCTGATTTTGGTTCAAGGGAAAGCACCTTGGATATCGAGGGTCTTTTGATTTCTATTCCGAGTTCCGATAAAAGGCTGAAAAATAATATACAATCATTAAGGGATATTAAAAGCGTTTATATGGCAATGCGCCCGGTTGAGTATACATGGAAATCCGGATATATCACGCAGCACACAGGCTTACAGTTTGGTTTAATTGCGCAGGATTTAGAGAAGATTTTACAGGATGCCGGATTGTCCGATAGCGGGCTTGTACTAAAAGAAGATGCCGAAGAGGATGAAAAAGCAATTCACGGAGATTCAAAGACATGGAAAATTGACAAGGAAAATCTTCATGCAATGCACATTCAGATGATTCAAAAGCAACAAAAGGAAATCGAAGAGTTAGAGCGAGAGAACAAAAAATTGAGCGAACAGATGAAAGACTTTGAGCAACGATTATCCGCATTAGAAAGGAAGTGATTAGATGGCATATCAGAAAATCTATAGCCGCGAATATTGGGAGAACCTTCCAAGCGAAAAGACCGCAATTAATCGAAATAGGCTGAACAACATAGAGGGCGGCATTGATGCAATCGACGATCGTGTGTGCGCACTCGACACCACGAAAGTTGACTTGACCAAAGCTAACGAACTTGTAAAGGAAATCCTTTGGGATGAATCCAACGGAACGCTGACGGTCGTTAAGATGAATGGTTCCAAGGCGGTCATTGATACCAAGTTGGAAAAGTTGGCGGTCAACTTCAAGTACAATCCGCAGACACAACAACTGATTATCACGTTGGACGATGGCACGGTGCAGAACGTGGATTTATCATCCTTGATTACAGAGTATGAGTTCTTGGACTCTGATACGATCACATTTGCAATCGGAAGTGACGGTAAGGTGTCCGCAATCGTGAAAGAGGGAAGTATCCAAGAAAAGCATCTGCGCCCGGATTATCTTGCAGATATTAAAGTGGAATCTGCAAAGGCTGTAAATTCTGCAACTAATGCAAAAGCATCCGAAACCAAGGCGGCAAAATCTGCCACAGATGCCAAGGACAGCGCAGACAGGGTGCAGGGAATCGAAAGCGAGATTAACAAGAAACTCACAATGACAGAATTTGATGTGAATGAGGATGGGGAGTTGATTTACACGGACAATGCGGCATATAACTTTGTCGTTGATAATGACGGAAATTTGAATTGGGAGGTGGCTTAGAATGGCTATAGCAGGAAGAGTGGCAATTGTGCCAAAGGGCGATTGGAGCGCAGATGCTACATATAAGAGATTGGATGCAGTGACTTATAACAATACGCTTTATTTCGCGAAAAAAGAAGTTCCGGTAGGAACGGCGACAAGCAATACAGAATATTGGTCGAAGTCGATTGTGGGTGGTGTCGGTGCAATCGCAACGAAAGAGGATGCCGGGATTGTGAAACCGGCAGACGGACTTTCGATTGCGGAAGATGGAACCCTTAAGGTCAGCATTGATGGAACAACACTCACAATGGATCAGGTCAACAATGTAATTAAATTGGCAGATGCCTTAAAGGACAAAATCGGAAGTGCACTGCAACCTGAAAGCATCGTCAACAACCTTACAACAACAGAGGCTGGCTTTGCTTTAGACGCTAGACAGGCTAATCCCAACGTTGAGGGTACGTTAGCTAAACAGATAAGTGATTTAAACGGCAGTTTAAATGGCTTAAATAATTTTAAATTCAGAAAAATTATTGATAATTGGTCTTCATCGTCGCAAGTATCTGGTGGTTGTGGGATATACAAAATCAACACAATAGAAGATAAATTCTATAATTTGATATCTAAGAACGTAACAACTTTTAAAAATGTTGGCGATTACACACTTATAATATTTTCGTGGAATGGCTTAGAAACTTTAAACTATAGCTCTGGGTTGCTTACAACTCCACGAAGTACTACTTTTTGTTTTGTACAAGTTTGGGATGGGGACTTTATTCTATACGATGTTTAGTTTTATTCCGGAAAGAGTATTATTAAGAAATAACATTCCAATCCTGCCAATTTCCCAAATCTTTGACACGAACGGCTAATTTTCCATTGTATTGTGCAGCTATAGATACACCTATTTGAACCGCATAGCCACCACCTGGCTCAACAAATGGAATTGTTAAAAGTATAGTGTGGAAATTTGGAAACGGATTATTGGTAGAAGTATCATAATTGCTGTTCGGTTGCATACGTGCAATTCCAGGGTCAGCGTTGTTCGCATCTTTTGTTTCTTTAATCGCATAAAATACAGTATTTAAACTGCCGTTTAAGAAAATATATCGAACAAATATTCGAACGCAACTTATTAACCATTTTTTATCATAGAAAGGAAAAAATAATATGGATAAAATTATTTTAAAAGATCAGACAACCTTCGAGATTGCTGAAGGAGCAAGTCTTGGAAACATTCAGATCAAGGCGGAGAATTTCGATGCTGTCAAGACAATCACAGATGCTTTCACAGAGGAAAACATTGCAGAAGTGGCATTTATACACAACGATGAAGCATCTGGAAAATATACCAATCTGAAATCCGATGGGTTTACATATGTTCCGAACATGGGCGAGGATGGCACAGAAGATGGTACATATACCGTTACTATCCGGTTGCGGACAAAGACGGAAATGGAAAAGGCAATTGATGAGCTTAAAGCCGGACATGAAGCAAATGCAGAAGCAATCCAAGAACTGGCAAGCATTGCTGCAGAAAGTGAGGTGTAGGATATGGTTAAATTTTATGTAAGACGTATTCTGGTAGACAAGAAAATGACGATTGATGAAGTGCCGATGCGTTGGCGCGCAAAAGTACAAGAAGAGATTGAGAAACAGCTCTCCGCTTCTCTGCAATGACATTTTCTGTCGAAACTTGCGACCGAAAAATGTTGAAATCATGCATATTACAGTGATACTATGGACTTGTCCGAAAGGACACTTCAAGTTCTGGCATGGGTGGGGTTTGGCATGGCTCCGCCCATAATTGGGGATTGACTATGCCGAACATACGTTCTGTAATTGCTTTGTTGGTACATAATAGTTTGTGATTGGAGGTTTTATGGTAGGAGAAGTAAAAACAAAAAAGACTTACAAAGAAGAAATTATAACTATGATAAAAGAAATTGAAGATTATAAGATTTTACGAATTTTGCATGAATTTGTAAAAGCTGGTTTAAAAGAAGAAAAAGCAGGGCGTTGAACCATGCTTTTCTTTTAGAATATAAATTTTTCGAAAAATTCACATAACAATTCTTTTTTGCTTGCTGGCAATCTGCTATATTCAATAATAATTTTTTTAAAACGTTCATCATTCATTCCAATATTTAATACAACACTTGAAAATTCTTCGTCAACAGATTTATTAATGCGTGGGTCTATTAAATCTGTTTTTCCGATTTTGAAATAATCAGCCAATGCCTGAAGCTTTCCTGACCTTGGAAATGATTTACCGGTACACCACATACTTAAAGTTGTTGGGTTAATACCTAAGTCTTTTGCAACATCTATTTGCTGTTTTTGATTTAATTCAATATAGTATCTTAAATTTTCAGCAAACACTTCTTTTTGGATATCGTCTATATCCATTTCGCTAAATTGATTTTCATTATCCATTTCTTCTGCCCTCCTTTCTAATTGTATTATAAACCAATAAAATAAAAAATTCAATATTAAATCCAATAAATTTGAATTTTAGTGTTGACAATCCAAAATAATTGGATTATGATTAAACCATCAAATATGAAAGGAGAGAAAAAGATGCCTAGAATTTCATTAGAAGCAGTTCGCGTAAATGCGAAAATGACACAAAAGGAATGGGCTGAAATGCTTGGTGTATCTAATGCAACCGTTGTCAATTGGGAAAAGGGCAAAACAGAGCCTAGCTTATCACAGTTGAAAACCATGAGCAAATTATCTGGTATTCCAATGGATTTTATTTTTGTGCCAGATACATCCAATTAAATTGGATTATAAAAGAAAGGAAGCGAGTGAGGACATGAAAGAAATTAAATCCGTGAATGATTTGGTTGTTGTTCCGGTTTCTTATTTTAATGGAATGGAAAAGGAATTGCAGAAGATTTTAAACAAAGTGGATATTCACGATATGGATGTCATGGAACAGGTTCTTCATATGCGGAAATGGCTGAAAACCAAAACCGTATATGAAGAAACAAAGAGATTATATCCTAATCTCCGTTTGGAAAATATTCATTTGCTTTTACCACAAGAAGAAGAGAGTTCTTGTGAGTGTACTGATAAAACAGGCAGTGAATAGATTCTGCGGTCGTGTCGCAGATTGGAATTCCAAACTTATCCGGAACTTTTAGTTCCCAACAAAAATTATTGATATTTGCGAACGTTATATCGTTTTCAGTTAATATCTCTGCCATCTTTTCTCGGTCGCAGGATATTGTAGAAAAATCGCAAAACAAAAAGTATTTCAAATTGTATCACCTCCCTTATTTGATGATAAGGGAATTATATCACAGAAAGGAGTGAAAATATGGATAATTTGGTACACATTGGAAATGCAGATATTTCCATCAAAGAGTACAAAGGGGAAAGAGTGGTCACATTTAAGGACATTGACATGGTACATGAAAGACCAGACGGAACAGCGAGAAAAATATTTAACGACAATAAGAAACACTTTATTTTAGGAGAAGATTACTTCGTCCGAAATTCGGATGAAGCCAAGGGGGAATTTGGTGTAACCGCTCCTAACGGAATGTATCTTTTTACCGAACAGGGCTATCTAATGTTGGCCAAGTCGTTCACGGATGATTTGGCATGGGAAGTACAAAAGAAATTAGTTTCTTCCTATTTTAATGTATATTTTCGGATGCGACTTGAACATTGTAGCAGAGTACGAAATCAGATATTGCGCATGAAAGGAAGTGATTGTATGAGCGAAAAGGAAAAGCGAGTTGTCGAAAAACTTCGTGATGCCATTCCGAATATGACAGATTTTCAGAAAGGATATGTTCTTGGAATGGTAGAGAGTTCTGCTTCAAAACATAGTGAGCAGGGCGAGGAAAACGAAACACATAATGGAAAGGAGAATTAAAATGAGCAATTTTGAATTTCAGAAAGTTAATTCAAGGGTAATTCGTAGCGGTGACAACTATTTGGCAAAGGTAGACTCTGCGGAAAGTTTTTCAAGCATTTTCGTTGACGAGGAAACAACATATGGAGTTTCTGTAAGAGATGCGCAGATACAGACAGGAGATTCGACTTACACACCCGCAATGGCTTTTACATATTCCATGGAAGATGGTTCTGTGCGCGTTGTTGTATGTCCGTTACTCGGAACGTTTGTTTCTGACTTGTACTAAATTATAAAGTGGCAGAAAGGGGCATGAATGAAAAAAGTAATCCAATTCATCATAGGTGCGGTTGCAATGGAATATTCCTTAGTTGCCGCGTGTTATATGGATAGCGATGGCACGGCCGGGAATATGGCGGCTATTAAATTTGTAGCCGGTGCAGTAATTGCGGCAATCATGTATTACTGGTCAGAGGTAGACCGGAAGAGAGCCGAACTTGACAAGCGAATTAAGAGAAAACGCAGAATGAGAGAGGATGCATGGTAGGCGTTGTGTATATAAGTGGCACGAGATGTTCCACGGAAGAAAAGCGTATGCTTGCTGAACTTTTGGCAGGGAAACGAAAGAAACAGAATGATAAAGAGAATTTTGAAAAGGTTCTTGATAGAGAAATGGGAAGGAGAAGCAATGGAGAACAAAATAACGTTGATCGGTGATGTTGTATCAGCACCAAGGGAAAGCCATAAATCGAACGGTAAGAAATTTTATAAATTTTTCATCGGAGTTGAAAGAAGAAGCGGTGTTGCAGATATACTTCCGGTACTGTTTGATGAAAAAATCTGTGATACAGAAATTAGCGGAACAGTATGTGTCAATGGGAAGATAATTACTAGGCGCGTGAGAACAGGATCCGGAGAAGCCATTCTTATGTATGTTATGGCTGATGCGATCACAAAACCAGAGGATGATAGCCCTTTGAATGAAGTAAGTCTTGATGGAATCATCGAGGAAAAGCACCTTAGAGAAACACCACTTGGTCGTAAAATCTGTGATGTGAAACTCAAAACTTTAAGAGAGAATGGGAAAGAGGATTTGATTACTTGTATTGCATGGGGAAAGTGTGCAGAATATACGGATTCACTTGCTTTAGGCGATAGGGTAAGCACATACGGCAGATTACAGAGCCGGAGATATAAGAAAACGTGTAAAGATGGTCACGTTGTGGAAAAAGTTACATATGAGTTATCAATAAAAGGAATCGTGTGGGTGTAACATGGGGAAGAAAAATTATGTTTATGTTCCAAAAGAAGAGTATGAAGAACTGATTGAGTGCAAGTTACATATCAACATGTTGCACGAATACATTACAAAAGAACACGAGGACAATATCAGATTGCGCGGTTGCAAACAGGATACAACAGATATTCTGACAATCGAAACTTTGAGCGGATACACGGAGAGCGAAAAGCATTTCGATAGACTGAAAAGAGAATTTAAAGAAAGGGTGAGACAAAAATGCGAATGATTTTAAAATCGTTACATATTGAAAATTTCAAGGGAGTAAAGGATAAGACATACGAATTTGGCAAGACAACAAGGATTTCCGGCATGAACCGTAGAGGAAAGACCACAATCGGGGCGGCATGGTACTGGCTGATTTCTGATAAGAACTATGAGCTTGTCAGCAATCCAAACATTAGACCGGACAATGTAGAAGATTGCATTCCGACTGTTACTGCAAATGTCGGTGTAGACGAAAAAGAAATCACTCTTTCCAAGATGCAGAAGCGAAAAGTCGGAAAGCCGGATAAAAATGGAGTTTCGAAAATTACAATCACAAATACATATGAGATCAATTCTGTGCCTAAGACAGAACGTGATTTTAAGGCATATCTGGAAGAATTAGGGTTTGAGTTTGATAAATTCCTCATTTGTTCGCACCCGAATGTGTTTACCAAGGATTTGTCGTTGAAGAAAAAACAGGATGAAATGAGAAAATCCTTATTCGCTATGGCAAGCAAAAAAACAGATTTAGAGATTGCGCAAATGAATAAAGAAACTGCGGATGTTGCCAAATTGCTTGAATCCTACAAATTTGAAGAGATTGAAGCCATGAACAATGCTTCCAAGAAAAAGGCGGTTGAGCAGTTAGATGCGATTCCTAATCAGATTATCGGTCTGGAGAAAGCAAAAGTTGATGTAGATGTGGCAGAGCAGGAGTTATTGAAAGCCGATTTAGAGAGAAAGATTGAAGCACTTGAAGATTTAATGGCGAAATCTGATGTTCGGATTGACGAAATGCGCAACGAAGAAATGCACTGTCAGTTTGAAATGTCAGCTATCGCGCAGACAATGGATAATGAGCTTTCAAGCAAGAGACATGAGATTGAAAATCACAAATATGACCACGAACGGAAGCTAGAGGATGTTCGTTCATCTATCAGAAAAGCGCAGGATTCAATTGAGGGTAATAAGAAATCAATTTCTGAACAGACTCTTAAGAAAGCTGACCTTGTGAAAAAATACAATGGGGAAGTAGTAAAGAAATTTGATGATTCCAAGTGGGTATTTGACGAATCTACAACGGTTTGTTCGTTATGCGGACAAAGATTGCCGGAAGATAAAATAGAGTCTTTAAGAGCCGATTTTTCGCAGAGAAAGGCGGATGCAATCGAAATATTTAATGAAGAACACGCGAAAACACTTGCCATGATTGTTGATGATGGAAATGCGTGTGCTGAAATGATTAAGAAGCTGACCGAGAATAACAAGGAATTAGAAAACACAATCAACACCTTGAAACTGAATGAAGCGGAAGAAATTGATATTATCAATGGATTTGATGAACAGATTTCTAAGATTCCGTCTTGCGCTGATTATATGCAGAACGCTGAATATGCCAAGTTAAAGACTAAACAGGATAAATTGCTTGCTGATATTGCAGAGTTAGAGTCCAAGGGCAAAGATAAGGTGGCTGATTACGCAAAAGCTGATAAGGAAAAATTGCAGAGCCAGCTTGATGAAGTAAATAAGATTATTGCACAGGCTGAAAACAATGTTCAAATTGATGACAAGATTGCAGATATGCAACATAAACAGAACGAGTATGGACAAGCAAAGGCAGATGCCGAGAGGATTCTTTATCAGCTCAAAGAAGTTTCAAAACGAAAGAATAAGTTACTTGTTGAAGAAATCAATCAGCATTTCGGTATTGTACGTTGGAAGTTGTTCGATTTCCAGAAAAACGGAGAATATAAGGAAGTTTGTATTCCTACAGTACTTGATGAAGAAACCGGCATTTACAAGGTGTTCGGTGACACGACTAACACTGGCAGAGAAATTGAAGCGAAGATTGATATTTGCAACAGTTTTCAGAAGTTCTTTAATATGTATGTTCCTATCTTCCTTGATGGTGCTGAGAGCATCAATGACGAATATGTGCCGGTCGTTGATACCCAGCTAATTCTTCTGACGGTTTCCGAGGATAAGCAGTTGAAAGTGGAGGGTGTGTAGGATGAGTCACATTGAAATTTTTAAGTTTGATGAAAATGGAGATTCTGAAAGTTATGGAGAGGTAAGTAACGCATGGCTTGGTTCAATGCGAGTGTGGAACATTTTAGGGGAAAAGTATTGTGGTCATGGGGCATCATTATTTGACATGGGGCAGATGGAAGCAATTTGGAATCTTGTGGATGATAAATCTGTCACGTATGATGAAAAAATCGTCCTGTTTACCACATTCGATAAATACCTTGTTAAGAAAGAAGATATTCCCAAAGTTATTGATGCTTTCCGCAAGTTTGAGGGAAATACAAATCTTAATGAGCAGGCAGATGTGCTTGAAAGTTTGTATGAAGAACCGAATTGTATTGCGGTTGGATTCCATCAGAACAGTATAAGTTGCGAGCAGTGGTTTGACTATAACTGCATTCAAGACAAAGAACACTTTTGGCTATTTGATGAACTGAAAGAAAGCGAGGGTGCCGAATGTCAAGAGTTGGAATAAGCAACAACATCATACAGCCGGATGCACGGTGTATGTCGTGCAAGCGTTGGAAGAGTGCAAGTAAAGGGTTCTGGGGAAGAGCCGGACATTGTTCTCTTCCGTATTGCGAGAAAGATATGAGAAATAAAGGAAAGAGAGGTCGTGTACATGGATGATATTGAAAAATTGAAGGCTGAAAACTCGGATTTGCGAACAAAGGTAGATGAACTTATGAGTAATAAATATTACCTTGAAGGAGAACTTAGAAAAGTCACAGAAACCAACGAAAGACTTTTGCGTATTCTTGAAAATTTGTCAAATGGATATGTGAAAAAGGAGGGCTAATGATGCAGTATATCAAAGCAAAATTTCCAAACAGCACCAGAAGTTATACATACCGCACCGAGGATTCCGTAAAAGCCGGCGATATGGTTGTAAATGCCAAAGGTGCAAAGCTGACGGTTACAGATGAAACCGTGGATATGAAGTGGGTGGATACCTACGGTGCTGATAAGGTGGCAGTTGTGAAGAAGTATGAGGAACCGGTAGCTGCCGGAGAAAGCGAGGAATAAATAATTATGGCAGAAACAAAGAAACAGGAAGTTGCAGTTAAGCAGGAAATGAATACAAGACTTTCATTTTATGCAAATCAGTATACCGGACTTATGGAGCGTGATTTCGCAGAACATGGTCTTGCCTTTGATGATTATTCCAAACAGTGCGTTATGGCATCTATGAGTGCCATTTACAACCTTGTTACATCGAATAGGGCGGCTATGGAAAATCTGAATGGTTCTAATTTGAGACAGGTTATCGGGCAGGTTTCCAGCCTTAAACTTAATGCAAATGCCGTGCCAAGAGAGTGTTATTTCCAGTTGAGAAATAAGCAGGATGCCAATGGAAATTGGTATAAAGAGGTTGAAATGGGTATTGAGGGAGACGGAAACGATGCACTTCTCCGTAATTTCGGTGTTGGTGTTAAAAAGGTCTATCCGGTATGGCTTGTGAAAGAAGGGGATGAATTTACATATCCGAAGCACAGAGGTGTTGAAGTTACGCCGCCGGAGTGGGAAGAAAAAGGATTGTCGCAGAAAGTAATCCGTGTAGTTTATCCAGTCGAGATGGACGGTGGAAAGATTGAATACATGATTGCGGAACGTGAAGGCGTGAAAGGAAACCTTTTGGCTCATGTGCGCAACAATCTTTTGAATGAAACGTTTGGAATTTGCGAGAATAAGCGCAAGGCAACCGACAAGCAAAAGGCTGAAATTAAGGCTAAAAAGGACGAGATTATCAGTGCACTTCTCGGATGCAAGACATTGGAAGAAATGCTTGCTTGTGAAGTGGCAAGACCTTATATGAGCGCGGCATGGAGAGAAACTTCCGAAGCTATGATTATTCGCAAGATGCGCAATAATGCAATCAAGAAGCATCCGAAAGACCTTAACGCTATGGCTACACAGTCACTTATGCAGATGGATGAAACTTATCAGCAGACGCAGGAAGAAATTGCCGAGAACGCCAATTCAGAGGATTTTGTTGTAGATGCGGAAGCAAAAGAAGTTGAAAGCGCAGCAGTCGAAGCGGAAGTTATTGAATCGGCAGAGAATGACGAGAATTTGCCGGACTTTATGAAAGATTAGGAGGTTTTCTATGAGAGTTATATCGCAGGACGGGACAAAGGATTTCCCGTATGATAACGCTTGGGTTTCTGTATATGAAGGATGTATAAATGGGCGCGTTTATGTGAGGATGCAGATATGTGGATATGATGATTCAGTAGATGTTGCAGATTATTCCACCGAAGAAAAAGCAAAGAAAGCCATGGAAATGCTTAGAATTGCGTATGAAAATAATGAATTTTATCATCATACTGCCAATTCAAAATACTTTACGGAAGTTTGCCAAGTGTTAAGCGAAGAAATGTTTAAGAAAGCTACATCAGAATATTTTCAGTTTCCTACAGAGGAAGAATTGGAGTAGGGTATGGGAAAACATACAATGTCAGACTTATATCAGATGCAGTCACTTCCGCTTTCTGCAAAAATAAGCATGACTGCACGTAGAATAAATGAATGGGTTAATGAATTTGGCGAAGATGGAGTGTATCTGTCATTTAGCGGTGGCAAGGATAGCACAGTTTTAGGACACATAATCAGAGAAGTTTGCGGATATAAAAATATTCCTTTTGTGTTCGTAGATGTTCCGACACAATATCCAGAGTTAAAGGAGTTTGCCAAGACTTTTGATAACCTTGTGATTTTGAAGCCAAAGATTTCATTTGCAAAGGTTTGTGAACAGTATGGTTTTCCAATGATTAGCAAGGAAGTGTCAAATTGCGTAAGCGGTGCGAGAAAATATGTTAAATACCTTGACAGTCAAAAATCTAACAACACAATCTTAACAGACAGACAGACAGACAGACAATTCCGTATGCTTGCTATATGGCAGACCTGTTAGGAATAGACAGGAGAATAAACAAGCAGAACGAACAGTACAAGAGTTTGCAGATGGGTGTTATCCCTAGCGGTTCAGAATATAGGTTACGCAGACTGAATGGAGAACTTACAGATAGTAAAGGCAATTATAGTCAGTTTAATCAAGAAAAATATAAGTTCTTTCTTGATGCACCATTTGAAATAAGTGACTTATGTTGTGACATTATGAAGAAAAAGCCTGCGCACGATTACGAAAAGAAAACAGGCAGAAAGCCGATTATAGCGACTATGGCAAGTGAAAGCGTTATGCGTACACAGAAATGGCTACAGGACGGCTGTAATGCTTTTAATGTAACAAGACCGCATAGCAACCCTATGAGCTTTTGGACGGAACAGGATGTGTTACTTTACATCAAAGAAAATGCAAGAAGTATGTCGTCTGACGCATATTACAGAAAAGTGATGAGATATGGAAACAAAGTTGTTTACCGCACAACAGGGGCAACAGCACTTTATCCTTTTAAAGAATGTGGAGCGATATGTTCCGTTTATGGTGAAGTAGTCACAGATTATGAAGCTATGGGACAATGCGAAAATCAGATGTCATTTGCGGATTTTGGGATTTTTGACAAAGAAAGACCATTGCTGAAAACAACAGGATGCCAAAGAACAGGCTGTGTACTGTGCGGATTCGGATGCCACTTAGAGAAAGAAAGCAGATTTTTAAGGCTGAAAGAAACACACCCTAAATTCCATAATCTACTTTACATCTTGAAAAACAATGGTGTGACATACGCAGAAGCTATTGATTGGGTAAACGAACACGGAAATATGAATATTAAGTATTAAGGAAAGTGAGGTGGTTTAAATGCTTATGCGATGTTGCGGTTCATCATCGGCAGGCAACAGTTACGCTTTAATCAGCAGCAGTGGCGAGATTCTTGCAATCGAAGCAGGATGCAAATTTCTTGATTTTAAGAAAATGATTGATTGGAAAATAGCAAATATTTCCGGATGCATTGTAAGCCACGAACATGGAGACCATGCACGATACATAAAAGATTTTATGAAATCCGGCATTCCGGTTTATACGGCATTTGAAACACAGACCGCACTTGAAACCATTACAGGAGAGCGTACAATAGCCATTCCACCGCGCAGACCAAGGCAAATCGGCAGTTTTACAGTAACACCCTTCAATGTACCGCATGATACAGAAATCGAGTGTTATGGCTATTTAATCGAGCATGAGGAAATGGGCAAGCTGTTATTCTTGACCGACTTGGAATATTGCAAGTATGATTTTTCCGGTACGAAAGTTGAGCAGATTATGGTTGAAGCCAATTACAGCATGGACTTGGTAGACCGGAATGAGCCAAATTACGAACACCGTTTGCGAGGTCATATGAGCCTTGATACGGCACTTAAATTTATTCAGACGAACGACAACCCAGCTTTACGAAATGTCGTTTTAATACACTTATCGGACACAAGCGGAAATCCCGCGTTATTCCTACAACGAACGAAAGAAACAATTGAATATGGATCAAATGTTTATGTTGCAGAAAAAGGGTTAGAGGTTGATATGAACCTTTGTCCGTTCTGATTGGTTGAAACACCTTGGTGAAAGCCTAAAAGAAACTATCTTGTTTGGCGAATAATAGTTATCACAAGCTTATTGAAAGCCATGTTTTGGCGGTGCGTTTACCGTACAGCCCTTACAAAAGATTGGAGGTAAAAATTGAAATTATGTGAATACTGTATGGCTGAATTTGAGCCGAAGCGACCAGATCAGAAATACTGCAGACCCAAATGCGCAAAAAGATACGCACAGTTTAAAAAATTTAAAAAGGCTGGAAGAATTGTGTATACAAGAATATGCCCGAAATGTGGCAGGCTGTTTATGACGATAGATGAACGCAAAGTTGATTGCCAAGACTGCATCGGCATTGACATTAAAGAACGATTGAGAAAGCCAAAGAAAAAGGATGATGCAATCAAGGCTGTGAATCATATGGCACGCGCTTCCGGAATGAGTTACGGAAAGTTTGTGGCTCAAATGAGCATGGAACGGTTAGAGAGGAAGTGATTGAATGGATTATAAGAAATTCAAACAGGCGAAAGCCGTTGAAGCAAAGAACAAAAAACGTTGGTTGGAAGTGAACCCAAAGCTGGATGATGAAAGCGGAATTTACTCGTTAGTAAGGGTTGACGAGTATGGCTTCCGGTATGCCTACGTGGGACAGGCAAAGCATATTTTGACAAGGCTTGCACAACATCTTGTTGGGTATCAGCACATTGATCTTTCGCTGAAAAAGCACGGTCTGTTTTCGCAAGACAACAAATATGGTTGGAAAGTTGGTTGCGCGCATTATCCAGAAAATGAGCTGGACGAGAAGGAGCAGTATATTATCAAACTGTATGCAGACAAAGGCTATCAACTTCGCAATAAAACAAGCGGTTCACAGGGCGAGGGTAAAGCTAAGATTGATGATTACCGTCCGGCAAAAGGCTATTATGACGGCATTAAGCAGGGCAAAAAGAGCCTTGCCAAGGAATTATCGCATATAGCTGAAAAGCACCTTGAAATCCGCTTGAAGCCGGAGAAACAGGGTAACAAAGTTTCTGAAAAGCAGTATGAGAAGTTTATGGATTTGATTTCTGAAAATACATATGAGGAGAGTGATTAAATGGCAGAAGTCAAGTGGATTAAAATCACAACAGATGTCTTTGATGATGAAAAGATTCTGCTGATTGAGAGTATGCCGAGTGCGGATAGCATCATTACGATTTGGTTCAAACTTCTCATTCTTGCCGGAAAACAGAATAACAATGGTGTGTTTATGATGAGCAACAAGTTGCCGTTCACGGATGAAATGCTTGCCACCATTTTCCGCAGAGATTTGAACACGGTAAGGCTTGCGCTTAAGACTTTTGAAGAATTTGGAATGATTGAAGTTGTTGACAATGTGATAACGATTCCGAATTGGAATAAGCACCAAACACTTGACGCTTATGAGAAGAAAAAGGAACGTGACAGGCTATATCAGCAGAACCGGAGAAAGAAGCAGAAAAACCTAATTGAGCAAAAATCGCCCGATAAATCGTCTGACGTCGTTGTTTCAGATAAAGAAGAAGAAAAAGAAGAAGATAAAGAGAAAGAAAATATAAAAGAAAATTCGCTGTCGCCCGATTCCGGAGATTTGTTTGATTTTGACGATGCATGGAAAAAGACTTTTAGTATATACCCCAAGAAAACAGCGTACAGTACCTCTAAAACAGCTTGGATGGATAAAGTGCTAGAAGTTATCGAAGAGAACCAACCGGACATTGCACGGCTGTTATACAAAGCCACAGAGGCATATTTGAGTGACTATCAAGAAAAGAATCCAGACGATACTGATTTTCGGTACATTCCAAAATATGTTGATTGGCTGAAAAATGATTGCGATTATTGGTTGCAGATTGCGGAGAAACGAGGTGATTGCAGTTGACAGAAGCGGAGTTCGGAGTGATCGGGTGCGTATTGATTGACAATGATGTGTTAAATAGTATCTGGCGGACGCTGAAACCGGAAATGTTTAGTTCGGATTTCGCGCAGGACGCATACAAGGAAATGCTTGCCATGTATGACCGGAATGAAAGCATTGACCCAATGTCTTTATCAATGGCACTTGAGAATCACAAATACACGCAGGAGCAGATTAGCGAATTGATGAAATCCTGTATTACCGGAACAATCACTTCAACCATGGTTAAAAGTTATGCCGATGCGGTTTCGAAAGAATACAAAGCAAGAACGGTTCGTGACATGTATCAGAAATCCAGCTTAAAGCCATGTGACATTGATGATACAATCAGCGATCTTCTTACAAAACTTGAACATTTGCAAGAGGGAAAAGAAGTAAAGCTGAAGCCAATTAAGGAGATTGTTGGTGAGAATAAGGACAAGTATTTCAACGAAAGTGTTGGAGAGGGCGGTATAAAAATCGGGTTATCACAGCTTGATGATGCGCTTGGAGATCTTGAACGCGGTGACGTAACAGTAATTGCCGCAAGACCGGCAGTTGGGAAATCCGCACTTACAACGCAGATTATTGGGAATATGGCAAAAAAAGGACTTAAAGTCGCATATTTCAACTTGGAGATGATCGATAAACAGGTGTATGAACGATTTATTTCAAGGCTTGCGGAAATCGGTTTAACGAGAATCAGAAGGGCAAAAGCGTTTCTTGGTGATGAACAGGAAAAATTTAACCAAGCAAATGAAGAAATGAGTGATTATCAATTATGGATTGCATCCGGTACCGTATCTCCGAGGGAAATAAAGTCGGAATGCAGACACCAAAACTTTGACGTTATCGTTGTTGACTATCTGCAATTGCTTATGCCGGATAACAGATATTCTGGAAGAAATGAAGAAGTAGCATCAATTTCAAGAGGTTTAAAATCGGTTGCAAGAGACTTAAATACACATGTAATAGCACTTTCACAGATAACAAGAGCTTCCGAAAGCAGAGACACAAAAGAACCTACCATGGCAGAGTTGAGGGAATCCGGGGCAATCGAACAGGATGCGTCAAACATAATTATGCTGTGGAATCTGTCAGACAATGACAAGGGAGCCAAGGGTGTAAAAATCGAGAAGAACAGGCAGGGAATGACAATGCGTGAAGCAATGGAGTTTGATGGAGATCACATGAAGTTTGTTGAAATCGAAAAACCGTTTGATGATGTTGTTGCGGAAATAAAAAAGAAAGAACGTGGGGACGGATTTAAGCCATACAATGGCGATTGTCCGTTTTAGGGGTAGTGGCTATGGCAAGTGCAAAGATTGAAAAGGGTTCGGAAGAATGGCAAGTATTTATGGATTATTGGCAATTCATTCAGAAATACTATTCTCCGGACAGCACTGATTCTTGGTGGGATGAAGTTGTAAAAGCCGGAGAATCATTGATAAACAAATACAAAGGCATGGAGATTGAAGAGCGTGCAAGACAGCTTGTATTGAGTCATTTTGCATGGTTGGAAATCACATACAGAAAGGAGAAATCAAAGAAATGAGCAATGCGTTGAGACGGAATAAAAAGCCAACATTTTACACCAAACAGGAGATGCGGACTATCGGGCGAAATGATTTTGAAAAGAGAAATGCTGATAAGGTTATATCAAAATCATACAAAGATTTTGTCGTGATTGGGTACATAATTCTGCATGACAAATTCGGATTCGGACAGACAAGAATCATCCGGTTGCAGGATTTTTTGAAATCTTACTTAGATGAAGCATCGTCCGGTGGAAAGAATGGCAAGGACTTGGCTGTTTACCTGAAAAGTAAATACGGAATCGACATCAAAGAGGAAATCAGAAAAATTCCACAGAGACAGTTAATGAATATGTATGCAAAGAAAGGTTTTTGCATCGAGCGTGAAGCATACAGGCTTTCCAGCGCATCGTTGTTTAACTATTTTGCACTGACACTTACGATTCTGAAAAAGGAGTTTAAGATAACAGCGAAACAGTTGCAGTATTTCTCGGACAAATTCATCGACTATATTGATACGTTAGCTAATTACAAGCAGTTTCAGTTAACGGTTCCGATGATAGCGCAGAGTTTGGCGAATGAGATTAAGTTTGTATGTGATTTGGAGGTTTAATATGACGAATAAAGAAAAATATGCGGATAAAATCATTGATATTACAGTAAGTAAACTTGCACTCAAAGATGGCGAGCCTGTTCCATGCGCAGAGATGAGATGTTCAGAGTGCGGATTCTATATTTCTAATTATTCATGTAAACATAAAATGCTGGAATGGTTAGATTCAGAATATGTTGAGCCGCCTGTTGATTGGAGCAAGGTAGCGGTCGATACGCCGATTCTTGTGAAAGACGTAAAAAGCGGCGAGTGGAATCGGGGATATTTTGCAATGTATGAAAACGGCACGGTGTTCACTTGGTATCATGGAGCAACATCATGGAGCGCAGAAGGTGAATCAGATATTGCAAGTTGGAAATTCGCGAAGCTGGCAGAAAGTGAGGGATAGCATGGAGAGACTAACGGAGAGAAATCCGTTGTGGATTGATGATGAAATGTGGGAAAGGGCATGTGAACCAGATTGTGAAGAAATAGATGCCGTATATCGGAAACTCAAAGACTATGAGGATGCCGAGGAACAGGGCAGAATGATTATTTTCCCATGTAACAAAGGAGATAAAATCTATGAATTTTATCGCGAATGTGCAGAATGCAGATTAGAAGCCGGAGAGACACCGGAAGATATTATCAGCATGAGGAGAGTTCGTTATTTTGGGTATGATGGAGATGAAGCATACATTTACGCGTCACAAGCATTACCTGTTCGACTTTTTAATAACGATGAGCCATTTTGTATTCCGGTAAGTGAGATAGGAAAAACAGTATTTCTCACAAAATCCGAAGCCGAAGCAAAACTGAAAGAATTGAGAGGTGGAGAAAATGGATAAATTTCTTAAAAGCGTAAGCGAGTGTGACTTTGACAGAAGAATATCGGAAGTTGTTGAAATGCTTGAAGAAAAACAACTCTACGGAACTATTAGTTTGATAAAAGATTTGAAATATTATCTTGACTTAGCTACGAAAGAAAAAGCACACACTTGCAACTGTCAGCACAACAGCAATTCAAGAGATGATGAGCCTTGTTGCGGATGCGATAGCAAATTTTCAGAAAATGATGATACAAAAAACAAAGTTACATCTCTGGAAATTATCGTAAGGGTGATAGACAACAATCCATATTACGAAATCAAGTACAAAAAAGTCGGCGAAGATTATTACCATGTAGGTTACAGTTCATTCAATATTGATAATGTATTGAAATGGCGTGATGAGTGTTTTGAACTTGTTGATGCGAAAGCGACCCATGCCGACAGGATAAGGAATATGTCAGATGGAGAGTTAGCAGAGGTGATGCCTTGTCCATACATGAAAGACCCGTACGATGAGTGTGTTCATGGTTGGCATGATTATGATTGCAGTAAATGTAAACTTGATTGGCTTCAATCAGAAGCGGAATAGAGGGGTAAAAATGAATAAAGTTAGATTTGAGTTTCATCTTGCAGTAATAAAATTTTATTTTTCGATAATGAATTTATTATATGAAAGATGTTGCGAACACATTATTAAAGCTGAGAAAATTCTAGAGGAATTAGAAAGGAGAGAGCATGGAAGATAGATATTTATTCAAAGGCAAAGAAAAAGATAGTGGAAAATGGTTGGAGTGGAATGTAATGGAAGGAATCCCACATAATGTAACTATTTTAACTAATACAATCTGCTAATGCACAGGGCTGAAAGACAAGAATGGCAAGCTGATTTGGGAGAATGATGTTGTAAAAATAAATAATAGCAAGGTGAATACGCTTATAACATTTAGAGATTTTGAAATTATATGTACAATTCCTAACGAAAAATATTATAAGCATAGGCTTGAATATGATACTGAATATGAAGTTATCGGCAACATATTTGACAACCCAGAACTGTTGGAAGTGTAACTATGACGGAGAATGAAGCAATCGAGATTGCGAAAGGCGGTGGAGTGGATGAATAAGCCATGTGAACATTGCGACAAGGCAGATTGCAAGAAATATAAGAGTGACTATTTTAAGTGCGAAAAACCTTGTGAAAGAGCAAAGATGTGCAAAAGGAATGATGAACAGCTTTTGAAAATGTTGAGAGGAGGTGTGGCAGATGGAAATTAAGCCGATTTTATTCAATTCCGAAATGGTTCGGGCGATTTTGGACGGACGGAAGACCTGCACCAGACGTGTGATAAAGCCACAACCACAATCAGGGCTATGTTATACATATGCAGGTGGCCACAAGGATTGTATAGGAAAATGGACATATCCAAGCAGGGGAGTACACAAACTTTGGGGCGAAGAATATAAGCTTCCGGAAAATATAAAGGATGAGGAATTAAGCAAACGATGGAATCCGCCATATCACACGGACGATATACTGTACGTGAGAGAAACATGGAGCGAAGGATATGAAGATGGAACATATATTTACAGGGCTGATGATAAGCTGGCAGACTTGCCTACATTTAAGGAATCATCAAAACTGATATACCGTCCGTCCATTCATATGCCGAAAGGAGCGGCACGTATCTGGCTCCGGGTTACGGATGTGAGGGTGGAGCGGTTGCAGGATATTGACGGAAAAGGGTGTGTGAAAGAAGGAATTGAAGAAGAACATTTAAAATACGTCGGAGACGAGTTCGTAAAAGGTATGTTTCATGACCTTTGGGATTCAACCGTAAAGAAATCCGACATTGACCGTTACGGCTGGGAAGCCAATCCGTGGGTATGGGTGATTGAATTTGAGCGGTGTGAAAAACCGGAAGGAGTGTGAGATATGGGAAAAAGCAGAGCCAGTAAAATGAACAGGTACCGTAGTATGGTAAGCCGTCAGAAGAATGATGTTTTTAAGTTTAAGCCTAAGAAGAAAAAGAAAGGGTGATTGTATGGCTAAAGCAGTTTTGGTTATGGATATGCCGGAACAGGTATGCCAGAAATGCACATTGTGCTATGAGACAGAGAATGATGACGAATATCTGTGTTGTGCGACAGGAAAACTTTTGCCAGACGGAGAAAAGCCGGATTGGTGTCCGCTCCGTGAGTTGCCAGAGAAGATACCTGATTTAAAATCCGGTTATGAAGATTTCAGCGTATCAATAAGTCGGGTGGGTTGGAATGCTTGCTTGGATGAAATTTTAGAAGAAAGAAAGGAATAACGAATCCTCGGTAAACCGAGGTTGCAATTTAAAGGTGTCAAAGATTTTGCATAAAGGGAATAATAGTAGCGTTGATGATTCGATAAGGTGGAATTTGAAGTAGCGCACATATAGCATATTTGACTTATGTGAGTTTCAGACCGTCAGCATGGGAAGCCTATATTCCTTATCCACGATACATGGATTTGTAGCGTGGTGTTATGACAAAAAAGAAACTAAAGGTATGTTGGATAAGTGCAGGAATATCAAGTTTTATGGCAGGGTATCTTGCTGGAGATGTAGACGAATGGATATACATTGACATTGCAGACCAACATCCAGATAGCATAAGATTTATTAAAGATTGCGAGAAAGCGATTGGAAAGAAAATCACAGTGCTACGATCAACGGAATATCGAAATGTAGAAGATTGCGTAAGGGCGTTTGGTGGTTATAAAAATCCGGCTAACGGATTTGCGCCATGTACTAATTGGCTGAAAAAGCGGATTCGTAAAGAGTGGGAATCTGAACATGCGGATTACGAGATTACTTATGTTTGGGGCTTTGACTTGAACGAGAAGAACCGAGCTGATCGAATGGTTGAGAGCAATCCGGAGTTTAATCACATTTTTTCGTTGATTGAAAGAAATTTAACGAAAGAGGAAGTGCATGGACTGTTTTTAATGACTTTTACTTTTCCACGTCCTTGGAATTATGAGCATGGGTATTCCAACAATAATTGCATTGGCTGTATAAAAGGTGGCATGGGTTATTGGAACCATATCAGAAAGGATTTTCCGGAAGTCTTTGAAAGTCGGGCGAAGTTGGAAAGAGAAGTCGGACACTCCATGTTGAAAGACAAAAACGGTCCGTTATATCTGGATGAATTAGACCCGAACAGGGGAGATATGAATACAGAGATAATGCCGGATTGTGGAATTATGTGTTATTTAAGTTTGAACTGAAAGGGTGATACAGAATGAAGATTTTAAGCAAGAAGAAATACAACAAACTCATTGAAGATCTTGAGGAATTGCAGAAAAAGGTCGAGGAACTCAAAAGGATAAACGAGAGTATCGGGAAAAAGCTGGAAGATAAAAAGACAAGTTGTAAATTGAACAATGGCAAGGATTTCTGCTTTAAATGCGAAAACTCTTACAGATATAAGACATATTGGGGAGGAATGGAAACCGAAAAATGCGGTTGCTTGCTTGATGTGCCTTGTGAAGATTTTAAGAAAAAAGAAGATAAATAACCAAAAATCAAAGAAAGGAATAGGTTGTCGCGACATAAAACCGAGGTTTCCTTTTGGTAGATTTTATGAATTTTGAAAATTATTCTTGTGATAATCAAATGAGCATATTTGACTTCACAAGAGAACCAATCAGCATAACAAAGCCCATTCGCTTAATAGAACTTTTCGCCGGCTACGGCAGTCAGGCAATGGCACTAAAGAGAATAGGCGCTAAGTTTGAACATTACAGAGTTGTTGAGTTTGATAAGTACGCTATTGCAAGCTATAACGCAGTACATGGTACGGATTTCCCCACAATGGACATAACAAAGGTTCATGCAGAAGATTTGAATATTTGCGGCACAGAAACCTTTACTTACCTACTTACTTACTCGTTTCCTTGCACGGATTTATCAGTTGCCGGGAAACAAGCTGGAATGTCTAAGGGAAGTGGTACAAGAAGCGGTCTGTTGTGGGAAGTTGAGAGAATACTAACAGAAATTAGAGATAGTAACGGAGAATTACCACAGATTTTGTTCATGGAGAACGTGCCACAAGTACATAGCCAGGATAATATGCCCGATTTTATAAAGTGGCTAGACTTTCTCGAAAGTCTGGGTTACACAAATTACTATCAAGATTTAAACGCTAAAAATTATGGTGTAGCACAAAAGCGTGAAAGATGTTTTATGTTTTCGTTCCTGGGTGAATGCAATTATAATTTTCCACAGCCTATACAACTTACAAAAAGAATACGTGATTATCAAGAAAAGGTAGTTGATAACAAATTCTATGTAAGTGATAATGCATTGAAAGGATTTGCGGAACACGCAAAAAAGCAGAAAGAGAAAGGAAATGGTTTTCATGCAGTTATTAAAGATGTTGATGACATATCATCTACAATAACAGCCAGATATTGCAAAGATGGTTCTGATTGTCTTATAAAAGTTGCCGGAAGAACACGAAAGCTAACACCGAGAGAGTGTGGACGGCTGATGGGTGTATCTGATGAAGATATTGACAAAATGGCAGCAGTCAATAGCAATACGCAGTTGTATAAGCAATTTGGAAACAGTATTGTCGTAGATGTTATGTGTGCTATGTTTAAAAACTTAAATATCAATCAATAAAATAAGGAGAAATGGCTTATGAAATTTACAAAATTCATTAAGCCAGAACTTGAACAAATCAAAGAAAATGCCAATTTCACGGAAGAAGAGGAGAGGATTTTCTCTCTTCTCTGCCGTGGTTTTTCACAAAAGCAAATATCCACAAAAGAAAATCTATCACTAAGAACGATAGAGTACAGAGTGAGAGATATAAAAGATAAAATAGAAAGAACGGGGGTATTTGATTGGATGAAAAAGAACTGTTGAAATATGCCGTTGATAGTGGTATTCTCGACATAGCACTTGTGCAGAAACAAGTCACTATGCAAAAGAGAGAAAAATTACTCAGCAAAAACCCTTATAAAATCTATCAAGGAAAGGATGAGAACTGGTACTCATATCTGCCGGATGAAGTAAAAGGCAGACGTAAAATCAAGGCAAAGCGCAGAGAAGCGGTCGAGCAGAAGATCATTGATTATTGGAAAGAGAAAGAGGATGACCCCACGATAGAGGAAATCTTCAACCGCTGGATTTCACAAAAGCTGGAACTTGAAGAAATTAGCAGGGCAACCTATGACAGATACTTAATGGACTTTCAGAGATACTTTGACGGTATCAAGGATAAGAGAATCAAAAGTGTAGACGAATGCGACCTTGAAACGTTTATACGAAATAGCATCCATGATTTTAACATGACTTCCAAAGCATTCTCAAACTTCCGGACACTTATCTATGGAATCTTTAAGTATGCCAAGCGGAAGAAGTATGTCAAGTTTTCCATTACATACACGCTGAAAGACATGGACATATCGCCAAAAGCGTTTAAGCACGTAGTCCGACAGGCAAAAGACCAAGTATATATGCCGGATGAAAAGGAGCGCATGGAGATGTATCTTAGGAATCACTTAGATATCGTGAACCTTGGATTGTTATTCATGTTTAAGACAGGGGTTCGTGTCGGGGAATTGTCGGCATTAAAGCGGAAAGATGTTGAAAATTACACGGTTGCGATAAATTCTACAGAGACGCGTTATCGTGATGATGACGGTTTTCACTATGAGGTCAAAGATTTTCCGAAATCAGAAGCCGGATTGCGATTTGCAATACTTCCAGATAAGTATAAATGGATTCTTGATGAAGTACGAAAGAGAAATCCTTTCGGGGAATATCTGTTCGAGAGAGACGGAGAACGGTTGAAATCCTACAACTTTCGTGAGCGTTTGCGGTATATCTGCGAACATGAACTGCGAATGAAAGTGAAATCTCCGCACAAAATCCGTAAGACGTATGGAAGTATCTTGCTTGACGGAAAAGTGAAAGAGTCCACAATTCTTGATACCATGGGGCATACAGACATTAGTTGCACAAAAGATCATTATTATTTTGACCGCACCGGAATTGAGGAAAAGAGACAGGAACTTGACTTAATCGAAGCATTATGAGTCCCTAGTACTCAAAAGTACTCAAAGAAAAATTGAAAAAATGGCTATTTCAAGCCATTTTAAGGCAATTACTTTAGGGTTCGATTCCCGTACGGACTGTTTTAAAAGTCGCATAAACACTGTGTTTGCGGCGTCTTAAAAAAAATGGTACTCAAAATGGTACTCAAAAATTGAACACAAAAGAAAGGAGTCTGCACAAGTGCTTTAGATTCTTTTCTGCAAATGGTAAACTTGGAACGCTATGGGCGTTCTTTTTTTTGTGCGGTTTTTCTGCGTATTTCTTGCGGAAGAACCGTATTTTTTTATGCCAAAATATAAACATAGGAGGGATGCGGAATGTTATTTACGGATGAAATTCTTGAAAAAATCTTAACAAGAGAAGATGTGTCAAAGGTTCCGCTTGTTTACCAATCAGCAATGATTCACGCAATCAAGGAAGTATTGGAGGAAGAGAATGTATCAGATGCAAAATCAGAATATGGCATTTAACCCAAACCCAAGCTATGCCGCTTATCAGTACAACCCAATGCAGAGGTTTCAACAGCCAGAGCCGCAGATTCCGCAGATGCAACCGCAGTTTCTTGGAATCCAAGGAAAAGTGGTGCAGTCGGAGTCGGCAATCATGGCGAATGATGTGCCTATGGATGGAAGCGTTGCGTTTTTCCCGATGCAGGACATGAGCGCAATCGTTGCGAAACAATGGGATGCCAATGGAACAATCAGAAAGACCGTTTACAAACCTTTTAATGAGCAGATGGCAGATTCTTCTAGTGATAATAAAAAAATTGAAATAGGGCTGTCTGACGATGCGACAAAGGCTATTACTGACAAGTTGGATTGTTTGTTTGGAAAGATGGAAGAGCTGGAAGATAAGTTATCTTCGCAAACGCAAAGAAAATCTTCGCGAACACAAAAGGAGAGTGAGTCTTAATGAATCCTATGCAGATGTTACAGGGAATGAAAAACCCACAGCAGTTTTTGCAACAAATGATGGGAAATAACAGCGTAATGAGCAACCCCATGGCTCGCAATGCTATGCAGATGGCACAAAAGGGAGATTCCAAGGGCATCGAACAGATGGCTAGGAATTTGTGCAAAGAAAAGGGAATTGACGCAGATAAGGCTTTTGAGTCGTTTAAAAGCCAATTAGGAATGTGATACTAATTCTTGCAAGATTATGTATATAAAAATGAATTATGGAGGTAAATTCTATGTTTAACACAGGTAATTGTGCATCCGTTCCGCTTGTTGCGAACATTGACGGAAACGGAAATAACAACGGATGGGGCGCAGAAGGCTCATGGTTATGGTTCATTATCGTTATCTTTGCCATCTTCGGATGGGGTGGATTTGGTAACGGATTCGGAGGAAACGGAATGAATGGTGGTGTCGGAAGCGAAATCCAGCGCGGATTTGATAATCAGGCGGTTGTGTCAAAACTTGACGGCATTACAAACGGAATTTGTGACGGATTCTATGCAGTGCAAACCGGCATGAACGGCATCAACACAAACATTTTGCAGACCGGGTTCGGCATTCAGCAGGCTATCAATGCTGATACAGTTGCTAATATGCAGAATACAAATACATTACAGTCACAGCTTGCTAACTGCTGCTGTGAAACAAGAGAAGCTATCCAAGGCGTAAACTACAACATGGCACAGAACACTTGCGCATTGCAGAACACCATGAACAGCAACACGAGAGACATTATCGACAGCCAGAATGCAGGAACACGCGCTATTCTTGATTATCTCTGCAATGAGAAAATTTCTAGCTTACAGGCAGAAAATAACGACCTTCGCAGAGCGGCTTCACAGGATCGTCAGAGTGCATTACTTACAACTCAGATGGCAGCTCAGACACAGCAGATTATCAATGCAGTAAATCCGGCTGCAATCCCGGCATATGTCGTACCTAACCCAAATGCTTATGCATATGGATGTGGATGCAACGCCGGTTGTAACTGCTAAAACTAAATAATTGAGTATCTTAATTGAGTTTAACTCAATCATGTCTGCTATGCAGTATTACTTATAACCAAAGGGCAGACTATAATGTTTGCCCTTATTTTTATGAAAGAGAGGTAAAAATAATGGAAGTAACAGGAATTGCATTACAAACCGTTGCCGCTGGAGAAGATGTTGCATTCACAGAAACAGCAGTAAACGGAACAAAATGTATCGTACACAGACAGGGAAGTGGAATTATCAAGTTAAGAGGTATCACCAATCAGTGCAAGGCTAGATTTTTGGTATCGTATTCCGGCAACATTCAGATTCCGACAGGCGGTACAGTTGAAGAGATTTCGCTTGCAATCGCGGTTGACGGAGAACCTTTGCAGTCAACAAAGATGATCGTAACGCCTGCGGCAGTTGAGAATTTCTTTAATGTATCGGCGCAGGCATATGTCGATGTGCCTTGCGGTTGTTGCAGTACCGTAGCCGTGCAGAATACATCTACGCAGGCTATCGAGGTTCAGAACAGTAATTTGATTGCAGTAAGGGAGGCTTGATATTATGCATAAGTTTGCGAAACAGATTATGGATTGCGTGAAAGCCCACGTTGACGGCATCGGAATCGAGAATTTTGAGGGACAAAACCTTGATGATCTCAAGGATTGGACGGAGATTGCAAAGAACATCGTATGCTTTGACAAGGACTATAACATTGTTGAAGCCATGAAAAAGTCTGAAGATGAAGAAATCATGCGCATGGTGGAAGAATTTGGAGATTATCCGGAAAGAAGATACTACAATGAGTACCGGTACTCAAATGGCAGATTCGCACCGAAAGGGCGTGGAACACGCAGAGGATATGTAGAGCCGCCATATTATCATCAGATGCCGGAAGATTACCGGGAATGGGAAAATATGTCGGATGCAGAGCGAATGAGAGACCTCGACCGAATGAGTATGGGAAAGATGTATTATTCAGAGCCTATGAGTGGCAATAATGGTATGAGTACCGGTACTCACGATGCAAGAGAGGGCAGAGCCGGTATGAGCCGGAGAAGCTACATGGAAACAAAGGAAATGCATAACGGAAATTCACCGGAAGATAAGGACGCAAAGATGAAAGAACTTGAAAAGTACATGAAATCTCTTTCGGAAGATGTGACAGAACTGTTTTCCGGTATGTCCCCAGAAGAGAAACAGTTGACCAAGACAAAGCTGACTACGCTTGTCACGAAAATGTAATAGAGAGGGCATTTTGCCCTCTTTGTTTGCGAGGTGGTAAATTGTTCACGATAAACAATGGAATATGGAATTTGGTCAAAGTATCGCGTTACAGCGATATGCTACAGAGAAGTGATGGAAGCAGAACGGTAGGCATGACCGACAGGGACACGAAAACGATATATCTTGCGAATGATCTACGCGGAAAATTCCTTGACCGTGTGTTATGCCACGAATTATGCCATGCGTTCTGTCTTTCGTATAATGTATACATGGATATTGATACAGAGGAAATTGTAGCAGACTTTTTGGCTACATACGGAAGAGAAGTGTTTGAAATAGCAGACAGACTATTGATTGAACTTATGGAGGTTGCATAATGGATAAAATTTCAGAACTCTTACAGTACGTGCACCGGACGAATCCGGAAATGACTAGGGAAAAGCTGATAGAAGAGTTGAGCAAAAGTGACTATGCGGCGCGGTCTTTGATTTTAACGAAAGAAAATTTTCTCCGCGCGCCAAAAAATATTTCGTAATTTTTTTGTACCCCCCTGGGGTAGCGTTTTTGGGGTCAAGATTCCATTTTCACGGATTCTCAAAAACGTGTAACAAACGTGCAATTATCTGCAACATTCCACAAGTAACACAAATGCACCATATATTATGTTGTATATAGATAATTCATTGATGATATTTGATGGTATTGCCGATCACAGGCAAGCGCCAGAAGACGCCTGCCCGGCTATAGTTATAGTCTAGCATAGACCGCATTTTACCACTTGTCAAGATAGTTTTTCCCATCGTACCGGCTGTAAGTGTGTGTTATGCGTTCCGGCTTTTGCGTGATCTGTAACCAATCTCCGCCACGTTGGGCGGTTATTTTGATTTTTGCAGACTCCACCCATTCCACGCCTTCAAACTTCGAGTAGCCGCACAGCTTGCCGGATGCCACTGGATAGCCAAGAGCAGACACCCGGCGCAGAATTTCCCTTTTGCCGATATACTCATATTTTGCCATTTTTGCCACCTCCTTATATTGTGTTTATTTGTCAATTTGTGCATTGGAACGGATTTCCACGTGGTCCGTACTCCGGGATCGAAGCACCTGAACCAGAGCCAGAACCTTTATTTCCTGCTTATTTCCATGTAGTCCGCGTCCCCGAAATCGAACCGGAACGGATGTGCCAAGCACGCGAAAAAGGCGGAATGGTACCGCCTAATTATTCAAAAGGTATTTCACGGCTTCCTTTTCCTGCTCCGACAAATACCAATATTTACCCATATCCCTTATATATGGCTTATCTGTATTTACTTTGTAAACGCGTGAATCTTCCCGAATACATCCGGTAATCATTTCACACCAAATAGCAGAACCTTTTTTATAAAATCGTGTAACAGTATGTGCGCCGGAATCGTGGCGCGTTGTGAAAACGGTATGCCTTTCAATATCTTTTTGCTTTTCGCGCGCCTGGATAACTGCACCGCGCACAAGTTCGCTATAACTTCTCATGTTTCTACCTCTTTTCCTTTTATTTGCTCATTTTTGAGTAAAAACCGCCGCCGGTAGTGATCCGGCGCGCATTCTCTGCGGCGGTTGGTTAATAAATAAATATGGCGGTATAAAATCCGCGGCATTCTGTTACATGATTTTTACATAGCTTTTTAATATCACTTATAGCCGCGTATGTCTCTTTCGGCGGGTACTGTCCTTCATAGTCTGTGATTATACGCAATGCCGGAACGTTTTATAGGGCATTTTTGCACTTGTAAACCGTGATAAATTCTGCATTATATCCAGATGCAGACAACTTTTTCTGTAATCTTTTCAGCTTTTCCATGACCATAATTCCTCCATATTTTCAAAATTTCCCGGTTATTCCGGTAAAAGCAAGCCGGGGAATCGAACCCCGGAAAAGCCGGCCTTGCTAATTAATTATTTTGCTTTTGCAGCGTGTTTTGTAAGCTCTCTGTAAAGCAGATTACATGCTGTCGCTTCTGCCTTATCCTCTGTATATCTGCCTTTTTCCTCTTCTGTCTCGTCTAAAATATCAGCAAGCCAATCAACGGCAGAGCCAAGAAAAATATCATCAGAAATAGGGAAAGCTGTAGGAAGTCCTGCCATCCAGTCGCAAAACAAAGAATATTTACTAATTCTTCCGGCTCTATACTGACAATCATATTTAACTTTCTCGTTCTCAAAAGCCGTTAAAATGTCTTTGCATATGTCGTTGTAGTCCGTCTTTGCTTCCTTGTTGTCATATGTGTAATATTCCTCTGCTGCTTCGTAACTCTCCATGATTGCGTTTTTAATTGCTTCCATTGTTTCTTTGCTGTTTGTTCTTCTCATTTCTTTTTACCTGTGCTATAATATAGCTACCTTTCTTTTTTGATTGGTGGCGGTTCGTTCTTGGTAGGAGTGACCGCCTTTTTTGTTTTCTGTGCTTCATTTGATACTTGTATTATATACAAATTAGGCACTAATGTATATTGACAAAATACACAATATTAAGCACTAATATTATATTATGAATTGTGCATTATTATTAAGCGCTAATTAGGTATTGACAATTAAGCACTAATTATATATAATGTAAGAAAAAATACGGAGGTGTAGGAATATGGACGAAAACACAAAAGCAGCAAAGAACAGGCAAGCGGTAAAGAAATGCATGAGTAATAAAGACAGAATAAACATTATATTACCGCTTGGAACAATAGAAAGAATCAACTCATACGGACTAAAGACAAGCGCATTTGCTAGAGAATTGATCCTTGCGGAACTCGACAAAATGGATAGAATGAAAAAATAATAAATTAAGCACTAACTAATTGTTGACAATTAAGCACTAATTATATATAATGTAATCAGATCAAAGAAATAGAGCACCGAAAGGAGTAGAGAATATGTTAAAATTAGAAAATCTGAAGAAGAAGAATGAGAACGGAATGACCCTGTATTTTTATGTGGGGTTGGGTTGGGTAACCGCAGAACGGTTGAGCCAGCCGGATGTTGCAGAGAACGAAGCAGTCAAAGATTTTGATTGCAATCCGGAAAATTCCAGAAAGTGCTCCGACTGCCCGCACAACCAAAATTTTTCGGATTGGCAAGACAAATTGCCGTGCGGTCAATGGCACTGCTGGGTTGACGTAACTTACCAGAAAGGAGAAACGAGATATGAAAATTAACGGAATCGGAACAATTAGCAAAGACAAGGCTATGGAGATTTTGACAAGAGAAGGACGCGAGGCTGTAAAAGCCGGAGAGATCACAGCAGAAGAGCTTGGCGAAATGTACAAGCTCGAAATGGTCAAGAGATCATCCAAGATCGGACGGAACAGCGATACGTTCCGCGCATCGTATAAATGGATTCCGGAAGAACTAAAAGAAGAGTTGACACCGGAACAGCTTGGGAAACTCGTAGATAGCTTTTATGAGTGCTACGGAGCAGGGAAGAACGCATAAGAAAGAGAGGAAAACATCATGAAAAGAAATGATTTCAAAAAGATTATAAAAATTAGAAGTCAGTGGCAATTTACAGGCGATAATTATAAGTTGCCAAGCGGTGAGCCGATTTCCGTATATGTTAGAAAATTGGTTGAATCGCAGATGAATGTTGATAGCTTGGCAATATTGAAGAATGGGGATTTATCTTTTGCAACCGGTGGAGAATGGAACGATACAGCGAAAGAATTCGAAAATTATATGTTAATGCCAGCGTTTCAGGAAAATGAGACTTGCGAGTTTGACGAAATGGAAAAACGTATTGACGCATTGGTTTACGAGCTGGTTCAGAAGCAATAAGAACGTAATTGAATATTTTCAAACAAAGGGCAGCTTTTCCGGCTGCCTTTTCTTTTTGCCATGTCCAAAATAAACAACGCGTCCGGGAATATCTTACAAAATCTCCAAAAACCGTAAACAAACTATAAAATTTTTCTTAATTTTTTATAAACAAGGCTAGGCTCATTAGGTCTTTGATAAGTCAAAAAATGATAGAATAGTATCAGTTTTTACAAAAAATCGTCTGACAATCGTATGACATAAGGCGACACAATCGTCTGACGTCGCTTTTTCAGAACTATGTTTCTCTTTCTCTATCTTTTTCTTAATCTTTTAAATTAATAATAATACACTGTATCTAAAGCCTGTAGGTTTATAGTAAGTGTATATCCGCATACGCGCGCGGCGTAAGTATATAATACCACCGTAAAAAATAAAGGCTTGACTTTAAACCCGGAAATAGTGTATACCAAAAGCAGAGAGATTAACAGATTGGAGGTGTGAATATATGCAGGATGTAGAGAGTGTAGATCTTACAAGCCTTATAGTGGATCTAGGTACAGTACAGATATACACATCAACTGTACAGGATTTAATAGACAACGCTTGTATAGAATTTCACATCGAAGATTTACTAAAAGCTGGACAGAGACAATGGAAAGCTGTTATGCAGTATGTTGGTATGCATCTATTCCCTGATACATCGGTACTAAAAGACAAGAGCTTGAAACCTCTTGGTAATGCAACTATACCGACTAATTGTAACAGATATGACAGAGAGGTATTATATAAGCTTTGTGATTATTATATATATCTCTCCAATGTGTATAGCAAGTTGGTAAGTACAGTAGCATTCAGTTATTTTTGTAATATACCAGCCAACACAATGGATATATGGAGTACAGAAGAACCAAGTTCGTTGGCTTTCAAGATGTGGCAAAAATTACAGCGATCTCGTAAGGATTGCATCCTAGATCGTGCGTATGATTCCAACAGCCCTGTAGGCACTATGTTCGTGGGAAATAACGAATTTGGCATGAATCAGCCAGGCATTGGAGATAATGCCACCCAAAGAAGGGCAATCACAGCGCAGGAGCTGCCAAGACTGGACGAGAAAAAGAGCCAAGAATTGCACGCAATTGATACACAATTCACAGATGCAGCGGTAAATAATACGGTTTAAATTGTTTGTGATTATTCTACAATTCACAAATGCAGTAATATCAAGGGTTGTAGCGTTTTAACTATTCGTGAACTATTCGGAAAAGTTAGGTTTTGCGAATAGTTGCAAGGGTAAGACATGAATTGTATTAAAACAATTTGATTTTCACACAATGACAACAAAGCGAAACGGAAAATATTTTAGATTTCCATGTTTGCAAGAAAAGGATGGGGAGGGGGTCTGACAGAAAGACCACAGGGCGGCTACTAAGTCCCTTAAATACCTCAAAAAATAAAAAGCCACTTACAACACCCATTGACTTTCATCGTAAATAGGCTATAATAAATTTATAACAATTCACTTTCACGTTGCGAATCGCAACTAAATTTCCAAAAATTTTTTAAAAACAAAAAAGTGTTTCGGACAGGAGAATGACATATGACCGGAAATGAGTACCAGAAATTAGCCATGCGGACGAAAAACCACAAGGCGACAGAAAGAATTTCGGATAAACTCGATTTGCTTAAATTTTGCAAAAAGAACAATATCGCATCTGCGTTGCAAGATTATGACCTTGGCGGCATCTTCAATTCTTGTTTGGGGTTATCTAGCGAGGTTGGAGAATTTAACGACATAATCAAAAAATGGATTTTCCATGAGAAACATCTTAATATTGACCACGCAAAGAAAGAAGCAGGCGATATTTGCTGGTATCTTGCAATGCTTTGCGAATCCTTCGGCTGGAGCCTTGATGAAATCATGCAAATGAACGTAGACAAACTTAAGGCACGTTATCCGGAAGGGTTTGACATTGAAAGAGCAAACCACAGGGCGGAGGGCGATGTGTAATGGCAAGCTGCAGCAATGAGTTGATGAAAACCGAGTATTCCGAAACCTTTGATGAAAAACGCAAAGGATTGATTGAACAGTCGTATTACAAATACGGACCGGCAAGAATGAACTTTTCTACCGGAAATGTGGATGCAATCGAAAGTTTGAAAATGAATCTTTCCAAGTTTGAAGAGACCGGGAATCTTGAATATCTGTGCGACGTTGCAAATTATGCCATGTTCCGGTTCATGTTTCCGCAACAGGGCGAATACTTCAAACATACGAATTCTGATGAATCTGCCGGACTTTTCGGCATGAGCGTGAATGAAATGGAACGGTTCAAACAGGAACACAGCTTCGAGGATGGGGGATATTGATATGATTTTAAAGATAATCGCAACAGCGACAGATGCCCTCGTAATGCTGGGACTTATGAGAGGACAGGTAAAACAAAAAGACAATTCAAACGCAATGGGGTATTTGCTTTCATACGCGATTTTTGCAATGAATATTATGGTCATTTGGAAATGATGGGCTATCGCCAAGCGGTCTATGTTTTGGCTGAAATACGATGCTTGTCTATTGCTCTGCAATAATTTAATTCGGAGTAGAACCATGGAAATAGGCTTGCATGGTAACATTGAGTTGCCGGTGAAATGCTGTAAACCGGATAGTGCAAGGCATAGCACGATAAACATTATTGCTAACCGTCTGATGGCGGTTATGGGGATTTAATTCAGTGGCAGAAGACACGGCTTATATCCGGGTTGTCGCGGGTTCGATTCCTGCAATCCCCACAGGTGATGTTGCCAGTACACCCCTAGTGTGTTTATTACAGAAATGCAGGTGCTAATCAATATACCGGTTAAACTTAGCACAGGTAACTGGATTGAGCGGTTGTCATTCAAAAGATGGCGGTAACCGCTGACTAAAAGAACCTTGCACTTAGTGTAGTGTGGAGCAAGGAAAAACGGAAACTACACGACATGGCTTGTTAGCTGAGATGGATTAGCGACAGACTGAAAATCTGTATAGGGCGGCTCGATACCGCCACAAGCCATTGAGCGGTGTTAGTAGCACCGTGCCATTCTGAAACGCAAGGAATGGTTCGGGTAGGGAACTTCCATGCCCGGCACGTGCAGATATAATCCTAACTGGTAAGGAAACTGTTTGCTAAACAGTCAGTAGCCGGAAACGGTGTTTCGGTTCGAGTCCGAATATCTGCGTTTATCCTTATCTCCACTTAGTCGGGTGCTACTGCAATAGTTCCGGTCGATGGGAGACTTATGGATGGTAGCGGCATAATTGGTAACAGAAAACCCCTCCGTGATTAGAAATTGCAGATTTGAAAGCGGTTGGCATGGTTTTGTCTGACAGGGTTCGATTCCCTGTGTCGCTATTTGATGATAAAAACATTGTGGAATATTTATATCAAACAAAAGACACGGAATCTCACGAGGATTCCGATTTTTGCTATGATTGAGGTGTAATATGTGTGATTTTTGTCGGAATAAAAAGAAAATCATTGATGGTAAAGGAAATTTAGTCCTTTTTGGAGCTGAAAATAACATGATTTTCGACAATAGCGATGGGAAAGAGGTTGCAGGAGCCGTAAAAATTAATTTTTGCCCTATCTGCGGAAGAAAGTTGGTGTGATATGTGTGAATTTTGCGAGAAAAAATTTCCTATCATAACGCATTATGGCAAATTTAAGATTGATAAGTTGTCAAATAAACCTGTAATTACATGCGACTTGAATAAATGTCCGCCCTTTGCGGTGTGTAGTAGTAAAGATATGAATGTTGAAATGGTAATGAAAATAGCTTATTGCCCTATCTGCGGCAGAAGGTTGGTGGAATAGTGACTAAACCGATATACACATATACTTCGATTCACATAAAAGAGGCGTTTCAATTTGAACAGTTGCTTGAAAATATTTTTAAGGGAATGAACGTTTCATATAAGAGAAAAAGTGAGTATATGGAATTTGAAACAGATAAATTCACTTTGATATGCGCGCCTTTGTTTTTAAGCAATTGCTTGCCATACAAGTGGTGCTCATGCCTTATCATTGACCTTGACTATTCAAAACTTCCGTTTGCAGCATATGACAAGGTAGATTATGCGACAGAGAACATTTTGCATGAAATACATCCAGACACAGAAGTTATTGACAAAAACGATTTTATGAAAATTATTAAAAAAATGTACGAGGCATAAGAATGAAACATCAAAAAGAATGGCGCGCTTGCGACAGGTGCGGCGAAGAAATAAAAGTAAAACCAATAAGTGAACTTGAATTTATGCCGATTGGTGATTATTTTACTCCAAGTCCCATTTTTGAAGATGGAAACGTAAGGGGAGAAATCAAAGAGATTCATTCAAACATATTATTTCCGTTTGGCCATACATATGATTTATGCCCTAAGTGCAGGAAAGATTTTGAGGAGTTTATGAGAAATGGAGCATGAAAGAAAATGGTGTACTTGCGATAGATGCGGCGCAGAAATTAAAAAAGGAATACTGTGCGGAAATTCCATTACAAAGAATGGTATTTTAAATGCCACATACGACTTGTGTTATAAATGTATGGAAGATTTTGAGAGGTTTATGAGAAATGATCGTTAATATGGGAACCAAAACCTATGAAATGAGCAGCAAACAGGCAAAGGCTATCCTTGGAACGGCTAAGAAACTTGCAAATTGCAACATATACGGCATTGAAAAAGGTAATGTGGTGATTATGCTGAATGAAAAATATGAGGACGATATGAGCCTTAAAAAAGCCGTAGGGGAGTATAAAAAGAAAGGGTTCAAGGTGCATTGGAAATGAAAACACTAGTTGATTTTATCAAAAATTTGAAATCTTTTTATCAGTTTTATAAAGATTATAAATATAACGGTGCTGAATGTGAGTTTATTATCCAGAATTATCAAGAAGTTTTATGTAGCCGAACAAAAACTATGAGCAAGCCGACATATTATGCAAATTCCGTTATCGGAGAGATGGATAGGTGGTATGAAGATTCTTGGAAATCTATGTATAAATGCGAACCATTTGAGCCAGAAGAAGAAAAAATTATGATAAAATCCGATGGCAAAACCGCACAAGTGTTTATTGACGGCAAAAAAGTAAGCTGCACGGACATGGAGTTGCATTTTATCGCTCATGCAAAGCAAAGTCCAATGATTAAAGTTGATGCACGATGGCATAAAACGGATGAAAACGGAAATGCAATTCTGAATGAGGATAAGACTGCGATATTAACAGAGGGTATAAAAATAAATTGTTGAGGGGGCGAGATTATGAAAATATCAGAGATGAATATTTCGGTTAGATTATACGCAATTTTACACAAACACGGAATTGAAGCCATTGAAGATATGAGTAATTACACACCCGATGACATCATTCGTTGGAAAGATATTGGAAGGAGAACATTAGAAGAATTATTAAGTACAATGAAAAGCAATGGCATCAAGTTTAAAGGAGAATAAATCATATGAAGAAGAAAATTTTAGTAGTAATGTTGGCAGTTGGAATGGTAGCAACATCATTAACTGGATGTGCTTTCGAAACTGAATCAAAAAAGGTTACATATAATATGAAACAGGAAGCTGAGAACTTTAATGTTCTTAGAAGATTTGCAGTAATCAACACTCGTACTGATAAGGTTGAGTTTGAAATGATTGGTGCATTTAGTAGAGAGGATGCAACAGATGATCAGGTGACACTTGTTGTAGAGATGGAAGATGGTACATATAAGAGACATATTATTGGACTAAATGAAGATACGATGTATGTCATTGAGGATTTAGGTGGTGCTGAAGTGAATAAGTACAAGTATGAGGTTAATTATATTCCAGAGTCGATTGTACCATTTGAGATTACAGATAAAAAGTAAGCAAAAGAAACCGAAGTTTCCTTCGGGTGATAAGAAAATGAGAGAATACATAAATGTACTTGAAAACAGAATTGATGAATTAGAGAGATAATCAGACCAAGAAAATAGTCTTTAAATAATTTCCGAAACACTAAGAGGTGCGTACAATATTGGTGTGCTAAGAATAGCTTTTACTACTGACTACGCATATTACCGGCTACAGATTGATTGTAGTCGCTAACCTAGAAAAATTATAGGCAGAGGTCAAGGCACTTCTGCTTTTTGCGGAGGTGCTTTTTATTTGGCTTCAAAGCAGTTAATCAATGCAGTAAATGGATATGAAAATTACATAAAGAAAAACGGAATAGATGAACAGGTAATTAATGCCTATGTAGATGCTTGTAGCGTAGCCATAAACGGAGAGAAAGATATTGAGTATGGATTACAACTTACAGAAAGGGCAAAAGACATTATAGAGCGCTTCTGCAAGGATAAAACAGGTGGTACGATTTGGGATTTGGAAAAATATGCATTCGACCACAAAACCGCATATGATCTGATAAACAAAAAATATGAGATTTTGTTACTTGAAGCCCAAAACAAAATAGTTGACAGCTATTTTCAGTACATAGAGAAAAAGCGTGAGCCTAAAGACCGATTTTATATGCCACGCAGGAAACAACTAATCAAAATCGGACTTGTGGACGCATTGCAAGGCATGATTGATGATAAATACGACATATTGTGCGTGAGTCTAGTGCCGGGAGCTGGAAAGAGTACGATTGAGAAATTTTTTCATTCGGCAGTTGCTGGTTGGTTTCCAAAAGACTACAGCCTATTTTATTCGCACAGTGGCGATATTACACGAATGTACTACGATGGGGTATACGACATTGTTACCAATAATGATGATTATGCATGGCATGACATTTTTCCTAACCTATCAGTTACAAGCACGAATGCCAAAATGGAGCAATTCAATATTGGCAAATACAAACCTTTTCCGTCTGTACAGTGTACTTCTGTAGGAAGTAAGAATGCTGGTAAAGTCCGTGCGAGTAAATTTTTGCTAGTTGATGATATGATAGGTGGAATTGAGGAAGCCTTAAATCCTACAATACTTGATAAATTATGGAATAAATACGCAGTAGACGCAAGACAGCGTAAGACACAAGATACAGACGGAAAGCCGTGTAAAGAGATACATATTGCCACTCGTTGGAGCGTACATGATGTTATCGGACGTATTCAAAATATGTATATTGGAAATCCGAGAGTCAAAACAATATCGGTTCCTGATGTAGACCCAGTGACAGGGGAAAGTAATTTTGATTATGAGTATGGCGGTTTTACGAAAGAGTTTTTTGCCGACCAACAATTACTCATGGACGAAATCTCTTACCGATGTTTGTATAAACAGGAGCCTATTGAACGTGAGGGATTACTATTCCCGGATGATAAAATCCGCAGATACCTCAATCTGCCACACGGAGAACCAGAAATTGTTACAGCTCAATGTGATACTAAAGGCAAGGGAACAGACTATTTTGTTATGCCTGTGCTTCAAAAATATGGGGACGACTATTACTGCGTTGATTGCGTGTGCGATAATACGGCAGACTATGAAATGCAGTATGAAAATGCGTCAAACATATTGGTCAACAATCAGGTACAAGAGTGTGAGTTTGAACGTAATGCCGGTGGTGACAGAGTGGCTATGGAAGTTAATAAGCGAGTTGAAAATAAAGGATGGATATGCAACATCACTGATGTACCGACAGAGACAAATAAGGAAGCACGTATTTTTCAGTGTTCTAACTGGATTTTACAACATATTATTTTCAAAGATCAATCACTTTATAAGCCTAATGAGCCATATGGAGTGATGATGTCATTATTAAAGCAATATTCGGTATCGGGCAAGAAACAATTAGATGATGTGCCGGATGTTTTCTCAAACTTTGCGTTAAGAATTACAAAAGGAAACAGGATAAAGAAGACAGTAATAATATCAAGTCCGATATAAGAGGAGGGTTTGTATGACAACCAAGGATTATTTGAACCAAATAAGCAGACTCAATAGAATGATAAATAATAAGCTGTCAGAGATATCACAGCTTAGAGAACTTTCCCACAGCATATCGGCGGTAAAAAATGAAGAAAGAGTAATGTCGTCATCTGACCCAGATAAAATAGGCTCTACATACGCCAAAATTGACGAAATGGAGCATAATCTTGATAACATGATAGATGAATACATTGAAAAAAAAGACTTGATTATAGGGCAAATAGACGGCATAGAGAATGAAGATTGCTATAATATTTTGTTTTCAAGATATATCGAAAAGAAAACTTTTGAAGTCATCGCTACAGAAATGAAATACTCATGGAGGCAAATTATCAGACTTCACGGAAAGGCTCTTAAAGCATTTGAAGAAAAATATGGTAACACGTATTTAAAGATGTCATAGAATGTCATATTGCTCCAATGATATACTGTATTTGTAAGAAGTTACAAAGATGTTTTTCATAAACACATTCTTCATCAAAAGCACCGTTGCTTAATTGTGGCGGTGCTTTTTGTTATGCAACGAGGTAAAAATATGAATTTTTATATGAATAAAGATAAATCAATCATGTG